GCGCGGCGACTCCCCGCTCGCCTCGGGGATCGACGCGTGCCAACGACACGAGGACGCGAGCGGCGGGCACTCTTGGGGCTACGCGATCTCCGATGGCGAGAAACTCGAGACGTTCACACAGGTCGGGACCATCGACACGTTCGCGATGAGCCCCGAGGCCGAGGTCGCGCTCGTACACACGCGACTCGCGACTCGCGGCGAGATCACGGAGGAGAACGCGCACCCGTTCTTGATTCACTGGCACGAACCCGGGGGTGCGTCGCGCACAGCGGCGCTCGCGCACAACGGCACGTGGCACGACGCTCCACACGATGGCCGTGCGGACTCGTGGCACGTGGCCCGTGAACTCGAAGCACGCCTCGAGGACGGCGTCGAGCTCCGCGACGCGGTCGAGTCGCTTGGCGCGCTCACGAGTGAAACGTTTATCGTCGTCACTGACACGGCCCGGGCGCTCGTGTACTCGGGGCGCTTCAGGGTCACCACGGATGACCTCGAGTCCCCGCGAGTCGTGCAGTCGAGCGAGCTCGACGAGATCCCGACTGGCTCGATCCTCGAGCTCTAACCGTCACGCATTGCGTGACAGTAAGAGAAAGACTTATTGTGATACGTGTAATATAACACGTACAGATGTCTGACTTACACTTCCCGCAACTACCGCCCATCCCGAACAACGAATACCGAACCCTGATGGCCGACCCTCCGTGGGCGTACGACGACGATCTCCCAGGGCCAGGCCGCGGAAGCGACTCGCACTACGATACACTGCACAACGGCACAGTGGCCGGGATGGGACCACAGATACGAAAAGCGACTGCTCCAACAGCCCACCTGTACCTATGGTTCACGAATTCCTTCATCGAGCAAGCGATGCACGTAGCTAACGCGTGGGGATTCGAACAAAAAACCATCATCACCTGGCTAAAAGTAACCGATGAACCCAACGGGCTACCTCACGAGCGCGACGAACCAACGCCAATAAACGAACACATCGGGATGGGACACTACCTCCGGAACTGCACTGAACACATCCTGTTCTGCGCCAAAGGAAACAAAGCCACGGATCGAAACGACGTTCCGAACTACATCCTAGCAGAACGCACCGAGCACAGCTCGAAACCCGCGAAATCCTACCGGCTAGCTGAAGAACTATCCAATGCCCTCCCTCGCCTAGAACTATTCAGTAGGGAATCCAGGGACGGATGGGACGCGTGGGGCGACGAAGTCCATCCGAGCCAGTAACGCTCGCGCAACGATCAAAGACTTCACTGCGCCCCGCCCGTTCTCGAGGATCGCCAGTACCGCGGCGGTGTCTCTAGCGAAGCGAAGTCGTCGATACGGCTGACGCTGATTTTGACGGGCTCTGTATGTAAGTGATGGGTGTTGTTCTTATTATAGTAAGCAACACCGTTTCGCGATGGTGCTGTGGGTCGCTACGCGGCGTGGATCTGTCTATTGAGTTGACACGTTCTGTCTTGCTCGGTAACAAGGCAGTCTTACGGACTCGGTTTTTTGTAAAGTAAGGCGCGTGGCATACTTTCAACTCGGAATATAGCCTATTGGCCTCTCTTTCACGGTAAGAAAGACTTACAATCTCGGGGTTCCAATACCAAACATGGAGGCACTCGACGAGCTACGACGATACGTGAGCAGGAACGAGTACAGCACGGAGGTCACGATCGACCAGGGCAACCTCGACGACGTACAGTGCATCGCGAACGAGCACGAGTGGATCTACGTCGAGGAGCGACACCAGTTCGACGTCCCGGCATCCGTGACCATCACGGTGACGATCGATCTCGACGAATGGAGGGGCCGATGAACATCGGTGACATCGTGGGTCCGGGCGCTGCGACGCGTGAGCACTTCCGCGACGACGTCACTGTCGTCGAAACCGACGCGAGCGCGTATCGAATCTACCGACTCGCACTAAACGGGTACCCAGTCGACCATCGAATCGCTGAAGTAGTTACGTCCCTCGTGAGCGAGGGCGTGGTCCCGAGGGAGCAACTACTTTCACTACACGGGTTTCTCTCAGAGGAACAAATGGTTCTCGTCCAGGAGAAATTCGGGGGAGACTCATGAGCGAAGCGTTCCGCTGCGATGGCTGCGACGAGTACTATGGCGGGACCCCGACCACTATCTCGATTTGCCGGGAGCACGGCGCGATTGGTGACTCAGTGACGCTCGGTCACTTCGCGGGTCGAGACGACGCGCACCCGCGTGACGACGAGCCCACGCGCACCGTGGAGTGGCCGTTTCACGACGGTAGTGTCGAGCTCTGCGCGATCTGCACCGCGAGCTACGTGGTGCCTGGTGTCCAGGAAGCGGCGCGACAAGGGCGATACAATGACTAACAACCTGGCGGATCAGGTCGTCGACGGTGACGCCGAGGCGCTTGTATACGGGCTCGAAGAGTACTGGCGCAAGGAGGTCGATGCCTGTGCCGAGCGAGTCGACGAAAGCGATGACGCGCCTGACACGATCTACAAGAAGGGTCGACTCCATCAGGCACGCGTCACGTACATAGTGGTGTCCGAGGTAGCTAAGGCGCTTCGCCGCCAGGAGAATGACTGAAGTCGACGATGCCGTTGAGACCGTCATCGCTGACAATCCCGGAGCCATCGAAGACTATCACGAGGGTGAGGACGGTGCCCTGAACTTCCTCGTTGGGCAAGTGATGCAGGCCACTGGTGGGTCGACTGACCCCGGTACTGTCGATGAACTGATCCGAGCGGAGCTATCCGGAGAGACCAACGATGACTGACGGGTTGAAGAACCCGATGCGCTTCAGTATCCGGAACCGCTGTATAAGCATCGAGGAGAAGCTTCGACACCGTGATTTCGACGAGAAACGCGTGACGCGGATCGAGATTCTGGGCGAGCAGATGTACGTTCATTGGGAACGACTAGATGGCACTGAGCAGTCCGAGACTATCGAGGTCGATCGTCAGAGAGCCGCGACGATGCTTCACCAATTGACGTTGACGCGGGAGCGAGAGTGTCTTTCGCCGGTATCTGACGAACACGTGGACACGGCTACGACGTGGCTGGAGGAGTCACTCCGGGAGGCTAGCGATGAGGGATCTTGATGGATAGCGACGAGCGGCGTGGTATTCTTCATACCGGTGTGTTAAAGAAAGACTTATAACGGTACGGGTCCATTATCCAACTGGAATGAGGTCCCATAGCGAGCACGACCGATGCGAAACGATCGACAAGACGTGTAGCGAGTGTAACGGTGAACTCGAAGCAGTCGCGGATCGCACCGTGAAATGCCAGGAGTGCGATCGGTCCATCGTTACGAGTCGAGTCGTCGTCAGTCACGTGTATGGACCACGGCTCGACTGGTCGCTCCGCGCCGTGCGACTCGACGAGCCACGCGGCGAGCACCGAGTCGTGTTCGACGTCACGGGCGAGATCGACGCCCGAGTCGTCGCTCGAACGACCACGAATGGCGACTTCGTCGACTGGGAGCCGTCGCCACCGGGGAGCGATCGAGCGTTCCTCGAGGAACGCGCCGTGAAAACAGCTCGATCGTTCGAGTGCACGAGGCTCGAATGACGAGTTGGAGCGTCGTCACCGCGAGCTCCAAGTGACACTCGTCGACATGAGCACAGACATGGTCGGGTCGATGAACTAGCGGAACGCGAAGAAGAACTCCGGATGGAGAGACTACGACGTGCACTACGGCGAGACCGCTCTGACTCCCAGTGATTCCGGGGCAACGCTTTTCACTCATCAGACCCCTATTCTCTACTAGGCCTCACTGGACGAGTTGACGCGTCGACTCCAGTGAGTTCAAACACTAGCATGTCTTCTCGCACCGAAGCGTTCAAGGAACTCGTGCAACGCGACAAAGACGTGTGTAACAACTGTTTCCGTCGCACGCACGACACCATCGAACGGAACTACGCGAAGCGAGCGTTCAAGAACAGTGACGGGGAACCCGACGTGTGGTGGGAAGAAGTCGATTTACCCTCGATGCGATTCGTTCGCTCGACTCGAGTCGAGCACATGTACCCCGATAGCGACGACGGTGCGACGATACAGTCGTGTAAATGCGGTCAACGCGGGATCCCGCTCAGGCCAGTCGAGCTCGAGGTCGCGATGACGTACGCGAAACGCGTCGCGACTCGACTCGATGAGAAAAACATCGATTTCGACAGGGACACGTTACTCGACAGGGTGCGAATGGACATGCAGAGACCCGAGAACCAGTCTCGACTCGACTCCGTTCTCGGGCACGCGGTTCAAGGAGCGATCAAGGTATGGACACTGAGAAACACGGAGACGTCCACGAGCTCGCGGTAGCGAATCAACGGTGATACGAGATGCCCGATTCATCCAACGGTAACTGGCAAGGCGTCGATCTCAACAGGATACCGATCCCCGATGACCTCTCGGAGTGTCACGCGCGTCAACGCAGGGCGTATATCTACGAGCGCGTGAAAGAAGAAGGGCACCCGAGTCTCATCGACACGCAGGAAGAGTGCGAGAAACTCGACGTGTCCAGGCGCCAGATCTACTACGATCTCGACGCCATCGCGGAGTTCATCGAGTCGTTCCTCGGCGAGCACCACACCGGTGAGAACTGGACTGTGTTCGAGAAAGCGAAGCGAGAAGCGCTCCGCGAGGGCGACTGGAAAGGCGCCGTGGAGATCCTCGAGAAAGAAGCCGAGTGGCTCGAGCGCCGTGGCGCGATCAACACCGAGCCCGAGGAACACGAGATCACGTGGCGCGAATACATCGAGTCAAGTGAATGAGTCAATCGAAACCAGCGCCACGTGATTACACGTCGGGCGACGATCGCTACGTTCGCTTCGCTGAGGATTTCCTCGAGCTCCACGTGTCCGAGCCGCAGAAGCGTATCCTCCGCGCGGTCGCGACGAATCAACACGTACTCGTCGTGGGCGCGAACGGGTTCGGTAAATCCTACGTCATCGCTGCGCTGTGCGACGCGTTCATCGCGACGAACACTGATAGCGTCGGTCTCGGGACGTCGGGTTCCTATAGCCAATTCGTCGACACGATGTGGAACCCGATGAAGTCGCTCGCGAAGAAACTCCGAGACGAACACGACATCCCGGTTCGTGTCTACGACGGGAATCAACCGAAACTCGAGCTCGACGACGAATGGTTTTTCAAGGTCGTGAGCCCACGGGACCCGGGGGACCTCGAGGGCAGGCACGCAGCTGATGTTCTCATCGTCATCGAGGAAGCTGATAAAGCGTATATCACGGGGGAGCACTTCGATAGCGCCGGGTCCTCGGTGACGGATATGAACGATCGAATGATCGCCGTGGCGAATCCACCGGAAGACGAGACGAACGTCGTGTACGACTTGATGCAAGACGAGTCCCGGTGGCACGTCCTCGAGTTGTCGTCGTTCGAAGCTCATAACGTCCAAGTCGATATGGACGAGTTGGACGACGAGCGCATCCCGGGTATCGTGGATCTCGTCACCGTGGCCGCGGATTGGGAGGACTGGAACACGGAACCGTGGCCAAGGGCCGAGGAGCAGTGGAGCGACGGCGAGTACCCCGGGGTTTCCGAGCTGAAAGACCGCGTTCAAAACGGCGATTTGACGCGTGACGAGCTCGTCGACGTGCTCAAACCCGGGGCGTCGAGGGCGAGGCACGCGCACATGGAGCGCGACGATTTGGATAAACGCTGGTATCGTCGACGCGCCGGCGTGATGCCGCCGGACTCCGCGATGGTGTTCCGGCCGTTCAACGTGCAAGACGTCGAGGAAGCGTACGAGCGCTCCCCTGATATCAGTACCGCGATACCGCAAGGCGTCGGGTTAGACGTCGCTCGGAAAGGCGGGGATCACAACGTCCTCGCGGCGAAGCACAGCGACGTGATACGCGTGCACGGGCGCTGGCAAGGCGTCGATCACAACGCGAACGAGTCGAAGGTCAGGAATCACCTCGAAGACTGGGATGGCGTCGCCGTCGCGATGGACGCGCAAGGCGAGGGCTCAGGGCTCGCGGATCGCGTGCACTCGTTCCACGACGAGCTCGTCAGGTTCAACGCGGGGGAAAAAGCAGCTGAGTCCACTGAGTACTACGACCGATGGACTGAGGGCTTGTACAAGCTCGGTCAGTTCCTCCGCGATGGCGGCGTGTTCAATAGTCGCCGGTTACGCGAAGAGCTCCTCGCCGCTGCTCGGACGATCGAGATCGAGGAGAAGTACTATAAGTCACGGGAAGAAACAGTGTTCCAAGCGACGTCGAAAGACGACGTCAAGGAACACCTCGGGAAATCACCCGATTTGCTCGACGCCGCGTACATGGCGACGTGGGCGGCTCGAGCCGAGCCGTCTGGGAGCCCGACGAGACTCGTGTGGTGAAACCATGAAGGATTTAACGCTCGGCGAGTATTATCTCCGTACTGACCCTTCTAGCGGTGAAGCCATCGAGTTCGAGCACGCGCCAACAGGACGTACGTTTAAATTCGATAAAGGCCGGTTGAACGGTGTTCAATGGGTTAACGCCGTCGACGATTTACCGCCAGTGGAGAGCGGTGTGCGTACGTTGGATGGCTCCGCGAGGGCGTATTTTTTCTCTCGATTCATCTCCGACGACGCGACGCTGGACCCGAATGGCGTCCCGTTAGTTGGGATACACGGAGCAGCGGGTGGGTATATCCATACTGGTGGCGACGTCGCGTTCCAAACTGATGGCACGGGGTTTTACGCTGATAATTTCTATGGACACGCTCCCGGTGGGACGTTGTTCGATCTCTCGGCTGATAACTCGACGAGGTTCTACGTGACTGACACCGCGTTCTTTGACCCGGATAATCTCTTTGGTGACATCGCGGATCTCGGCACGATTGGTGGATATAAAGTCGTGTCTTTTAAATCCGTGAACTTCGAGCACTTTAACTCCGGGATTACGGTTACTGGGAACCCGGATAAAGTGTTCTTCCAGACGTGCCCGTTGCGAAACGTCGGGACCGGGGTGACGTGTATCCGGGGAGACGCCGATCTAAACGTACAGATATTCAAGGTAGACGGGTGTTACGTGAAAGACGTTCGATCCGACACGAAAGTCCTCGATATCGATACCGCTGCGACTGTGAACGAGTACGTGAAGTATCAAAACGTCGATCACGACGACACCGTGACGAAGTCCAATATCCTTTCCGGGCAGGCGCGTCGCGACGAACCCGGCGCGTTCGTCAGTAACAGTTTACCGATCGCGGATAGTCAAGTCGCCGGTGAACTCGTCGAGGACGGCACGGCTCCAACGATAACCGGTTCCGGTACCGGTGAAGTCACGATCACTGATGGAACGTATACACTGAACTTAGCTGAACGGATCTCGAACCCGTCACCTGGCGTGTTACAGTACAACGCGTTCTTCGATGGTAACATCGAGGTAGACGCTACGGTATCCGTATCCGAGTCAAACACGACGTACACGGTCGCGATACAGTTAAATGGCTCTACGCTCGACCGGTCAAAAGTCGAGAGCACGATCTCGGGAGCGAATGAACCGGACACCGTCGATGTCTCGACGATTATTCCATCGATTACGAGCGATGACCAGTTCTCGGTGGCGATCGAGAACACGGGTGACTCGACGGATTTGACGCTAGAAGCGTTTACCCTCAAAGCTGGGGGTGTGTAGCGATGAGCACAGTTACGTGGAACGGTGAAGAGTACGACGAGGGCACGTTCGCTGAAGCCACGAGGCTCGCGCTCAACACCGTTCAAGCAGGGGCTACGGGTGTCACGAGGACGGGTATCCGTTCGAATTACCTTGGTAGCTTAGGGCGTCAATACGACGGTGACAGGGATATATACGACGTTCTCGGGTACCCGGAAGAGATACGGATCACGGATTACAGGGCGAAGTACGAGCGGAACATCGGGAAGCGAATCGTCGAGCTCCCCGCGGAGGACTCGTGGACCGAGCCGCCCGTCGTCACGGATTCCAGTGACGAAACGGCGTTCGAGCGAGAGATCGAGCGCTTCACGCAATCCGTGAAACCATGGCACTACGCTCGGAGAACAGATACCATCGCTGGGATCGGGGAATACGCCGTGTTGTTCATCGGGTTCACGGACGACGCCGAGATCAACGAGGAAGTCGACGTGTCGTCGTTACCGAGCGACGAAACCGAAGCCGTGAGTCACTTCGTGCCGTTCGCGCAGGACTCGATCGATGAATGGCGGCTCGGTAAGAACCATGGATTACCGACGTCTCACCCACGGTACAATAAACCCGTGGAGTACCGTTTGGACTTCGGGGAGACTCGTGACTTGAACTGGGTGGATTGGACTCGCGTGCTCCACGTTCCATCGGATGGGAGGGACGAATCCGATTTGATTGGCACGCCGCGGTTGAAAGACGTGTACAACCGGCTCATCGATTTAGAGAAAACTGTTGGGTCTAGTGCGGAGATCTTCTGGACCGGGGCGTCTCCACGATATCAATTCAACGTCGACGCGGGTAACGCGAGTGACGTCCCGGACGACGAGCTCGCGAAGCTCGACGAGGAAGTACAGAAGCTCGTTCATAACATGCAGAACTATATAAAAACGTTTAACACCGACGTCGAGGTCATCTCCGGTGAAGAAGTCGACCCGTCCGGCGTGCATGACGTGATTCTCTCCGCGATATCTGGCACTAAGGGCATACCGAAACGGATCTTGACAGGTTCAGAGCGAGGCGAGTTAGCGTCGACACAGGATCGAGCGACGTGGTTCGGGAAAGTCGAGACGCGGCGAAACCAATTCGTCGAGCCCGCGATCGTTAGACCGTTCATCGACCGGTTAATCGAGTTCGAGGTCATATCGCGCCCAGCGAACGACGTGTACAGCGTTGAATGGCCGAATCTCTTCGAGTTAAACGAGCTCGAGCAATCAGAAGTCGAGGCCAATAGAGCGAAAGTGATCTCTGAGATAGCCCCGAAGGGTAACACGGATCTACTCGCGGGGTTCGACGAGATCATGTCGTACGTTAAAACCGGTGAGAAACCCGATCTCAGTGGTTCGTCGGAGCCAGTGTTAGACGAGGGTAACCGGCAAGTACAGCGACAGTTCAACGAAGCGTTTGGTGACGAGGAATGAGCGCCACAACTCGGGATCCTACTCGGACCACGACGATCCGGAAAAAATACGCTCAACGGCTCCGAGGGTGGCTAGCTAGGTTAAACGCGGTTATCCGAGAGGCTATCACGCAAACCGACGTGTTCTCGATGAATCAATCGGATCCTGTCCCGCCGAACGTGTTCGCGTTCCCACGGGACGACCAGAAAACCGAGGCGTTTCTCCGATGGCTCAGACGGCAAGAAGAAACCGGGTTACTCGAGATCGTCACGAAGAACGATAACGCGTTCGTCAGGAGTAGTTACGAGCGCGGTGTCGAGCACGCGACGCAGTCGTTGAGAGGCGAGGGGCTCGATGTACCCGAGGAAAACGTCGCTAATATATTTAATCTCCCGATTCATCAAGAAACCGTCTCGTTCCTGTTCACGCGGAACTTCGAGGAATTAAACGGGATAACCGAAGCGATGAATCAACGCATTAGTAGGGAGCTAGCGAACGGGTTCCAGAGAGGTGAGAACCCTCGGAAGATAGCGCGTAGTATCACGAGCTCGGTCGACGAGGTCGGGAAACGGAGATCCACGACGCTCGCGAGAACCGAGGTAATCAGGGCGCACTCAGAAGCGACGCTGAATCGCTTCGAGCGATTCGATGTCGACGAAGTCACGGTTCAAGCGGAGTGGTCAACGGCTGCTGACTTGCGTGTGTGCCCGATTTGCAAAGCGTTAGAGGGGGAAACGTTTACCGTTCAAGACGCGCGGTCTGGATCGTTCACGTTTCAAGAGCAAGAGTACCCGGTTAGACCACCGGCTCACCCGAATTGCCGGTGCGCGTTACTCCCAGTGGTGTAACAATGAGTGATAAACCGGACGACGATTACATAACCGAGCACTCGAAGTTCCGCGCGGAGTGGCTATCAACGGTTGTATCCCTGTTAATCATCGGGCACTACGTAACGTTGGTGTCACTCGCGACGACTCCGTACATCGATTTATCCACGGTTCCTCAAGCATGGTGGTTCATCGATTCCGGCGCGTTCATCGCCGCGTTGATATATGTATTTGGCCCAGCGGTTAAGGAAGCGTGGTCGGTGATAAACGGTGGCTAAGAACATGACTGAAACGTTTATCAACGCTTCTCCCACCGGGGACGTTCGAATAGAGGAAACTGATGGCGCAGAGTACCTCGTGGCACCAGTCACGTTTATCAAGTCGATGGATTTACATCGCGGGTACGTCCCGAAACGCGAAGTCGAGAAAGCAACGGATGAATGGCCCGGGACACCAGTAATCGCGGATCACCCTCGAGACGAGTACGGTAAACTCGTTAGTATCAACAACCCCACAGCGGATAAATCACCGATCGGGTTCATCGATAACACGGAGACCAAAGTCAACGGAGATGCGGAGACGCGCGGAGAAGTATGGATAAACGTGGAGAAAACCGAGTCAATCGGAGGTGAAGCAAGTGAGATAAAGGAGGAACTGGCGAGTAACCGGACTATTGGTGTCTCTGCGTCTTACGGCGGTATCAGGCTCCCGTCGGGTGAGTACGATGGCGAGGAACGAAACCGCGTCGTCGGGAACCTCAGGCCAGACCACGTGGCGCTTCTCCGGGATCGCGAGGGCCGGTGCTCGATAACAGATGGGTGCATGGCTGGACCGAACGCAGTAGCGGCGAATGCAAACGTCGGGTTAATGCTCAACGCCGTTAGTGTAAGTCAAGACCCCGATGACCCCGTGAGTCCCGAGACCGGGCTGGGCGAGGTTACTGGCGACATGACGGATTCGTTCAATGTTCGGGAGAACGCTCGGACACCGGAATACGAGGGCACGGAGTCGACGTCTTGGAGCGACGTATCTAAGACGCTAACAGCGGTTACCGATGCGCTCGACATCGATGCTGATTCCGTCGAAGAGCTCACCTCCGAACAACGAGAGACGATCGCTGAACACACGTTGCTCGGCGAGACCGACGCGGAGGATTGGCGGGACCTGTACTTCTTCCCCGTGGTGAACCATGACACCGGGGAGTTAAACGAGGGAGCACTCGAAGCAGTGATTAGCGGTCGCGGGTCCAATGCCGATATCCCCGATGAAGCGTACGAAAACGCGGCGAGCACGGCTACGAGCTTGCTTGAATCGGAGTTCGATCGGGATCTCTCGTCGAACGCGAAGACCCTGATCAAGCGCGGTCTCGCGATGCTTAGTTGGAACAACGACGCGAACGACGACCCGGCGGAACCCGGGCGACACGAAAGTTCAACTGTGAGCGAAACAGAGCGAACCAGTGAACTCGTCGATCTCGGTTTCAACGCCGAGAATCTCCCGGAGGAAGACACAGAGTGCTTCGACCGGATCTACGACGAGTTCGCGGGTAACACGGACAGTGAGGAACCGAGCGACGAAGATACCGAGGACCCCGAGGAGCCAGACGACGACGAGCAAGAACCCGCGGTGACCTTCGACTCAGAGGAAGCGTTCGAGGAAACCATCGAGGGCATCGTCGATGAACGCGTCGACGAGGCGCTCGCCGCGAATCAAGAGGCGCGTGAGAAAGAGGAACTCGCCGACGAGATCATCGGGAACTCGGACGATTACGGTGACGACGACCACGAGACCCTGATGGATTCACCAGTACCCGTGCTCGAGAAACTCTCGGACGAAGTCAGTGACTCAGATCCGTCACCGGACTTCGGGGCGACTCGCGGCGTCTCGGCGAATCAAGAAACCGATGGCTCGGAGATGCCCGCGTTATCGGTCACCGAGCGGATGGACGGTGACGATTAATGGCTGACGACACAGTGCTTCTCCGTGCGGACGACGACCCGGGAACCGTGAAGAGAGACCGCGCGAACGGCACGATCACGCCGGGTGACGTGATCGAGCTCGGTGGCGTGAACACCGCTGGGGCATCGACGGAACGTAACTTCACTCGGGTTAGCACGGACGCGGCGGGTGGACCGTTCCGCGTAGCCCTCGTGTACACCACTGCTGGACGGGAGAAATCCGACGACTATGAGGCCGGCGATGAACTACGGTATCTACCGCTGGAAACCGGTGACGAGTTCGACGGTTTCGTGTTCGGTGGTGGAAACGCTGGCGGAGCGGGTACCGACGTTTCCGGTAATGCGAACATTTCCACCGGAGATAAGCTCGTGACGTATTCCGGTGGTGGTCAGGACGGTACACTCCGGGCATACGATAGCGCGAACGACGACGCTGGTAGTATCGTTGGCGTGGCACTCGAAGACGTGGATAACTCGGGCGGGAGTGACCCCGCTCGTATAGAAGTGGAGGCCGTGTAAATGAGCGCTACTGGAGCAAACATCGACACCGGTGAAGAAGCGGTCGATGGCGCCTTTGGCGTCGGTATGGATTATTTCATGGCGAACGTCGAGGAGCGCCGTGAAATCGCTGCGAACGCCACGACACTCGAAGAAGAAGAGTGGGAGACGCTCTCCGACCGGATGGTATCGGTGTATCAAGAAACCACCGTTGGGATCGAGGACTTACAGGACGCGGGTCTCACGCGCGATCTCAGTCTCGCGACGAAAGTCGATCTCTGGTCGCGAGGCGGTGAGATGTCGGACGCCGACGTCACGATGGACGGCGAGACACGGTCACAAGAAGACCGTCCGACGTATTCGACTTCCGGTGTCCCGATCCCCATCGTTCACAAGGACTTCCGGGTCTCTGATCGAGACCTACAGTCAAGCCGTCGGATGGGGAACGATCTCAGGACTGATGGCGTCGCGCAAGCCACGGTGTCAGTCACGGAGATGCTCGAGCGTATCTTGTTCCAGGGATGGGACCCCACGGTTCGGGACTCGAGCGGTGACACGTTCACCCTGTACGGGTACACGACGCACCCGAACCGGAACACCGTTGCGGGCTCCGATTGGGGCACCGCTGGGAACATCCGAGACGACATCGTGTCGTCGCTCGACGCGCTCGACACCGATGAACGCACAGCTGGTGGGTTCTGGATGTACGTCGCGCCGACGCAGTACCGCGAGTTCCGATCCGCTGTGGACCCGGATGGAGACGGTAACTTGACGGTCCGGGAACGCGTTACCAACGAGTTCGACCCGGAGATCGGTGCGGTTCGACGCGCGTCGTTCCTCCCGGACGGCGAAGCCGTGATGGTCGACCCGAGCCCGGATGTCGTCGAGCTCGCCGTCGCTGAAGACGTCCAGACGATCGAGTGGCAAAGCGGTTCCGGGATGACGAATCACTACAAGGTCATGGCGGCGATGGCGCCGGAGATCAAGGCGGATAGCTCCGGTCAATCCGGTGTCGTTCACCTCACTGGTATCTAACCAATGACTGGGCACACACACGAAGTAGTGAACAAGCGGCATTACCGCTCGTCGTCTCGCGCGCCCGATGAACCCGCTGGGATGGGAGGCATGGACGCGTTCGAGGTCGGCGACGAGATCACTCCGACGGAAGCGGAGCTCGAAGCGTTCCCTGAACGGTTCAGGGAGCTCCGCGATAGCGACGAGTCCACGAGTGAAGCGCCGTTCGACCCCAGTGACATGACCGTCGATGAAGTCGAGGAAGCGTTGAACGGTGAAGAGTACGGTTCCGAGGCGCTCGACGAGCTCGAGGAAACGGAGTCGAGTAACGACGATAGAGACGGCGTGCACGACGCGATAGCTGAGCATCGGAGCTAACATGGCGTCTCTTAACTCGAATGCTCGTAACACGGCATCCGAGGTGAAAGAGATTTTCGACACGGATCTCGACGACTCCCAGTTGCACAACTGGGTTAACATGGCGGCTGAGACGACGGACGACGTCGAGTCCCATGGCGAGTTGTCGAGTAACCGGTTAAAGCTCATCGAGAAGAACCTCGCTGCTCACTACGCGGCGACGCAAGACCCACGGGTCTCAGAGGAAACGATTGGAGACGCGCAATTCGATTACAAGGGAACCACGGAGACCACGGATTACTGGCGAACAGCGTTGCGACTCGACACCACTGAGTTCTTCGAGGAAGACGCGGATAAACCCCGGGCGGATATCCGCGTTCTCGACGGGAGGAACATCGAGTGACAATGCAGTTACTCGGGTTCGCGGAAACCGTTGACGCGTTCCGTCGAGCACGGGACTTCGCGGATGCGGAGGACGTCGTGTACGTCGTTGGCACGAACGTCGAGTACGCGGCTTTCGTCGAGTTCGGTACGTCTGTTCAAGCAGCGCACCCGTATCTCCGCCCAGCTGCTCGGCAAGTCGCTCGGGACCCGGAGAGATACGTTTCGAGCGACTACGAGACGTTATCGGGGTTCGTGAGCGCCGTCGCTCTCGCGATAGAAGCGGAAGCGAAAGATAAAGCACCGGTTGACACCGGTAATCTCAAGGGCAGTATCCGAGCCCAGAGGATTAAGTGAATGATTCGCTCCGCTGTGTCGAGGGCACTGGACCGCGTGGGGAGAACCGTTACGATTCGGAACTACGTGGAGACTGGGACGGATCGACCGGAGTACAGTGAAACCACTGGGTCTCCATACGACGTCTCGGCGAGGGTGGATTACAAGTCCACGCCGAGCCAAGTGATCGACGCGCACGGTAGCGACGTTGATATCGACGTCGACGTGTGGATACAGGAAAACGCGGCTGGTGGCGTCTCCGAGATCACTGATGGCGCCGGGCAGGGCGCGTCGGAGATCGACGTCGATGGCGAGACGATGATAGTCATGTTGGTAGACGTACAGGACAACGGGCTCGTCCGGCTCGCGTCAGTAAGGGAAACGTGAACCATGCCCGAGGAAGCACCCGAGGTGTTGGTCCATGATTTACTCGAGGACTCGTGGACCCCGAGTAACACGTACGATTTCAAGCCAGATATTCATTACGGTTGGTTTGACGACGACGGCGGTAACCCCCAGGTCACTATCGGTCAACCAGAGGACTCGACGGTGTCCGGCGGTGACACAGGGTATCAATCGATCAACCAAACAGGTGAACCCGGTCAAGAGTTCGCTGGCACGATCGACGTGAACGCGTGGAGCCGTCGATCCGATATGCCGGGTCCAAACACAGATAACCCGCGGCAATACAACTACCAAGTAACGGAGGAGATACGACGGATCATCAAGGCTAACGCGGATCAACCCGTGAACCCGAGCACCGGGAACACCCCAGTGGAAGTCATCGCGTGGCTGTCACGGGAACCGTTTCAAGAAACAGAGCGCCGGAAAGTCGTGTTCCGGTACCTCGTCACGGTAGGGTTCAACTACCGTGACTAAAGAACCCGTCACTGAACGCCCAGTGATGGACTGTTATACCCCGGTTCGAACGTTGGACCGGTTGAATCGCGACGCGACGCGTTACTACGTGGCGATTACACATCGATGTGGGTAAAGAACACTGAACCCGAGGCGCGCCCGACTGACGAGTTATCGGATCCTGAAGGTACGCTCGGTGAAACCGTGGAGTTTACCGAGAACTGGAAAGCGAACGTGACGACTGAGGTAGGGGAATCGATGATCGAGCATTATCCGCACATAGAGCGAGCGGAAGACGATAACGACACTGTGAGCTATGAGTACGACTAGACCTGAATCCGGTTTACGGAACCATCGAACCGAGTTCGCGACGGAAAACACTGACTCGAGCGGGGTACCGCGACCACCGAGTAACCCGTCGTGGGAACGGTTCTCCGACCGCGTGTACTCAGTGGAGTGGTCGCCGTCACCGAACCTCGAGGGCGACCGCGGGCTGAGTGACGCGGACGTCGACGAGTTCGATAAAGCGCCCGAGGAACACGAAGTCACGGTTTCGTACGCGTTACAGCGCTGGTTCGTCGACGGTAACGGGGACGCGCAAGACGCCGCTGGGTACGGGATGACACGGGACTCCGACCAGTTACTCCCAGCGACTATCACAGTAGTGGACCGCGAGGACAAAGGTCAACTAGCCGCGGATTCCACGCTGAACGGTGGCACGGCGCTCGCGAGTCGATTATACACCGTCGGGATCGGCGGGAAAGTCTCCGACGTCTCTGTCACCGTGGACCCATCGGACCAGCAACCCGTGATGGTCGAGGTCACGTATCAATTCGAGTACGTGCGGCGACATCAAATCGATCAACCCGCGTCCTCGGATACCCTAGACGTCGTCTCGAGTGATAGTAGTGACACGTCTCAAACCGTGGTCATCGAGGACGAGGGCGCGGGTACATCGGAATCCGTTAACTTGAGTGGCACGACCACTGTGACGACGACTGCGTCGTTCAGCGACGTGGACGCGATATACGTCACGGATGGATCCGGGAACCCGACGGACACTATTGGCACGGTCACGGTCTCGGCGACTAGCTCGGGGAACACGGTCACTGAGATCGAGGGCTCGAACACGTACGCTGGTGTCGAGGGCGCGCATGGCGTCCCGGCGCTGGGCTCTGGGAGTCACGCGACCGCTATCGGTTCGTCGTATTACCGGACGTTGCAAGACGAGATCACGCTCGGTGGTTCGTCGACGTATTGGCTCGAGATCAATTCGAAGGAGCTCTCGGTGGATAACAACCTGAACACGCGGATGCGCGATGACTCGTTCCGTCAAGTCATCGAGGAAGGCGTCCGCGACACGCAGTTAACCGCTACTGTGTACGGCGAGACCGAGTCGTACAGCGATTTGAAGCGTTCACTCACGAATAACGGTGCTGACATCGTGTGGACGTTCCAGTCTGGTGACACCGTGACGTTGAGTGACGCGAAGCTCGTGGAGCCCGGGAGCGTGTCACACGAAGCCGAGCAAACACAGATGACACTGGATAACACGTTCGAACCGCAAGGCGGCGGTACCGCTGGGTTGTCGATAGCATGACGGACGAGCCACCAGCTGGGGCCGTGGCGAGTGCGAGCGATTTCCAGGTCCAGCGCGACGAGCACGGTGACTTGTTACCGGTCTGGGAGCGCATCCCTGGCGTCCGGAACGAGTGCACTGAGTGCGACGGGACGGGCACCGTTCTCCGCGATACCGACGCGTCGAGAGAACCGAGTTTCACTGAATGCGACGCGTGCACTGGTGACGGAGAGATCGACGCGTACGCGAACGTCGTGCCGTTAGAGCAAGGAGCCGCGGAGAAGTACTTACCGCGCGACGGTGACCCGCGGAACATCTCGGATCGGAAAACCGTTAAGTTGCTCAACGAGCGATTCGTCGAACCCGAGTTCGAGCTCGAGGAGTCTAACGCTGAAACGGAGCTCGACGACTTCGCTGCGTTTGGCGTCGAGCCCTTGATACTGTGCCTGTATAACGCGTCAGGGTTCGAGATGGCGAAGGGCATGGTGCTTGACAACGCGGAGCTCGCTGAAGCGATCGAGGGAAATTCGCGGAGTGGCAATTAGAGGCCCGAGCGGAGTACGTTCTCCACGAAGCCGGGTACTCGTATAACGAGAACCCGATCGCTGGGTTGACGTTCCCGGAGATCCGACGCGTCGTGGAGGGGCACAGGGTGCATGAGAAGATACGTCAAATGGCGCGAAACGACGAGATGAACGAGAACCCCACGATGGGCGTAGCGAGGCAATCGGATTTCGATAAGCTACAGGAATTCGACGAGCACCGGAGGAACTAACTAATGCCGTTCATGCCCGGCTCTGAGAACACGTTATCTGTACGCGTGGAATCGCAGGGCGTCGGCGGGTTCAGGAACTCGATGGGCGACGCCACGTCTACGTTGTTCTCGTTTAGAGCCGCTGTTGGCGCGGCTGCTGGTGCGCTTGCCGCGTTCTCCACAGCGGCGTTAGCGAAGTCAGCGTCAGCCGCGGCGGACTTCGAGGAAGCGATGGTCGAAGTCGAGAAAGTCACGGATGAAACCACGGCGGCTGCGCTGAACTCGGAGATCCGTGACATGGCCGCGGAGATACCGATCGCGCAAGAGGAACTCGCTGGGTTAACCGCTGATGCTGCTCGGTTCGGTATCGAGGGAACGAAGAACATCCGTAACTTCACTGAGACCACGGCGAAGATGGCGACGGCTACGAATCTCAGCACTGACGAAGCTGGTGAGTCACTCGCGAAACTCGCGGAGATCACGAACACCCCGATAGATGAAGTCGAGAACCTCGGCTCCGCGATTAACGCGTTGTCGAATAACTTCGCGACGTCCGCGCAAGAAGTCACGAGCTCGATGATGCGATCGTCAGCCGCGTTATCGCAATTCGGGTTGAACCAGCGAGAGATCGCGGGGGTCTCAGCGGCGTTGAACGAGGTTTCACCGAGCGCTCGTCGAGCGGGGACGAGGCTTCGTCGCGTCGCGCAAGAGCTCATGGACCCTGATAAAGTCGAGGACGTGAGCTCGGCGTTAGGGATGTCATCGGAAGCGTTCGCGAACATGCGTGACGAGGAACCACAAGAGTTGTTCCTCCGGATGGCTGAGGCGATGTCGGAGGACGGTCGAGCAGCTGACGAGCTCAGGCAAACGTTGTCGTCGACGTCGCGGCAAGCCTTGGCGGGTCTCGGGCAGAACCTCGAGGGCACGAAGGAAGCGTTGGACGCGTCGAACGAGTCGTACGAGGAAGCGACGTCTCTCCAAGAAGAGTTCAACGCCGCGACGGATACGTTTAACGCCAAGGTAAAGTTGTTGAAAAACCGGTTGCGGAACACCGCGATCGAGATCGGTAACGTTTTATTACCGTATTTAACGTCCCTCGTCGAGGGTATCAACGATTTCTTGAGCTCGGGTGAATCCGTGATAAACATGTTGTCCTCGCAACAAAAAGCATGGGGGCTCGTAGCTGTCGCGATCGGGAGCACGATCGCGGCGATTGGCTTACTCGTTAGTGGACCGATCGCCGCGGTCGTCGCAGCGGTCGCTGCTCTCGGTGCCGCGTACGCGACTAACTTCGCGGGTATCCGCGACGTGACGGAGGAAACGTTCTCGAAGATCCGCGAGCTATGGGCGGTTCACGGCGAGCCTCTACGCGAAGATATACAGAATATACTCGCGAGCATCCAGTCGTTCTGGGACGAGTGGGGCGACGAGATCATGACAGTGGTTAACGCGGTCATGGAACTCGTGAGCACGTACATCGTCGACACACTCGACGGGTTACTCACGCATATCCGTATTATCCTCGACTTGATACAAGGTGATTGGAAGGGCGCGTGGTCGTCGTTCACAGGGTTCTTCGAACGGAGACTGGAACGAGTCACTGGTCTCCTCGAATCATGGGGGTTACCCTCAATGGCGGGTGACAAAGCGGATGACACTGTGAGCGGTTTCTTAGCCCCAATCGAGCCGCTTATCCGCGAGGTCCAAGAGTACTTTGGAGCGATCGTCGAGCTATGGCGTCTACACGCCGGGCCTATCACGGAAGAAGTCCGTGAAACCATTGACCCGATCGTGAAACGAGTCAGGGTCGGGTTAAACGTCATGATGGACATCGTCAACACGGTGCTTGGAGTCATCGGTGAAGCGTGGAGCCAGTGGGGCGACGAGATAATCACGTATCTATCGTTCGTGTTCGACGTTATTTCAACGGTTCTACAAACGTCACTTGACGCGTTCCTCACCGCGATACGCGTGTTCCTCAACGTGTTACAGGGTGATTGGGGCGAAGCATGGGAAGCCATCGAGGGGTTCATCGATCGCACGTTGAGCCGGATCAGTGATCTCCTCACTCAATGGGATATCACTGGCGCTATCGTGGGGTTCGCTGAGGGTCTCGCGAAAGCGGTGAAGAACGCGTTCAACGACGCGCTCGGGTTGCCATGGGAGCACACGATCGGGGAAGTCAACGTCAGGGGTGACACTGTTTTCTCGGGTGAAACCATCGGGATCCCGGCGCTCGCTGAGGGCGGCGTCGTCACGCAACCCACGCTCGCGATGATCGGTGAATCCGGGCCGGAGCGAGTCGAACCGCTCGACGAACCCCGCTCCGGTGTGAGCGTTAATCGCTTAGTGATACACGCTGATAGCCGCGAGGGCGGTCGGAGAGCCGCCGAGGGGTTCACGCGAGCGCTTCGATCGCAGAACATCGCGGATACTGGGGCTACGCAATGACACGAACCGTTGTCGACGCGGAGCTCCGAGTGTTCGAGCCCGGGAACACGAGCACGTCACCGAGCGACGCGGACGCCACGATACCGGACACTGATATCGGGTACGTGAACATCGAGAACCGGTTACAAAGCGTGAAGGACACCGCGAAGATCGAGCTCGACAACGACGGTGCATCGTACACTGATAGCGTCGATATCGGTGATCGAGTCCAGTTCAGGACACGACTCGAGGGCGAGAGCTCGTTGAGCCACAGGTGGACCGGGATGGTGAGACCGATGTCGCACACCGTTACTGGACCGGCGAGTCAAGACCTCGAGTTGACACTTGAAGACTTCGTGTTCGCGGTGTTCTCGATGCGATTCACCACGGAGTCGTTCGACGAAGTCCAAGTATCGGGGACGTCGAGCTCGATCGTGGACACGTTGCTTCGAGAGAACGCTTCTGAGATCGGTACGTCGAGGGTTGACACTGTTACTCGAGGGTTATCAGTACAGTATCAGCGAACGAATCTCCTCGAAGCGTTTCGACGGATCCGCGAGCAAACACCGGTCGTGATGGCGTCTGATGGCGTGGACTTCGTGTTCACGGAGCGCTCCTCGTTGTCCACTGAGTTCGAATTGGATAGCTCTGATAGGATCGGCGAGTGGTCACACGAAGAAACGGATAAGAACATGGCGAACGAGGTCTTAATCGACGGCGTGAGGGACACGGGGTTAGACGTCGAGCAGACGAGTTATGACTCGACGGAGAGAGTAACGGATAGCAATCGACGCACGCAACAAGTCAATGTCCGGAAAGGTGAAATCGCCGGGGTATCAATTAACGTTGACCCGTACGACCCGGACGACGCGCTCGTCGTACGGTTACAAGCGAACGACTCAGGGTCCCCGAAAGCACCTGGGAACAAGAACTCGGATTTAGCGAGGTCGAAGATCCCGGCGAGCGAGGTAACGGATGGCATGAACTACGTACCGATGCCGGAGAATAACCTCCCGAACCCGGATCCCCACGTGCTCATTGAATCTGATGGCTCTGGGGGTCACGACGTACGGTACGATAGCTCCACGAACGAAACCGCGTACCGGATTTTTTATTATTACCCGATCGTCGTGGGGGCTCGGAGTAACTCGTCGATAACCCAGTACCGTCGCCGAGAGGGACGGTATCGCCGTGAATCAGTCGTGGGGGAATCCGAGGGCGAAAACGTGGTTCAAGGGATCATCGCTCGGAGACAAACACCGGGCGGAGAGGTATCGTTCACAGCTGATTCGTTGAGGGCGCATAATGTACGGCCTCGAGAAGTCATCGACGTCGACGAGTCCACTGTTGACGCGAACGGTAATTACGTCGTTACCTCCGTTGTTGACACGTACGACGGGTTACGGTTACGCACCGAGGTCACCGCGAAGACGAGGGAAAACGTATGAACAACGTAGACGTCACGGGTCGCGTGACGAGACGGACGTACGATTCCGACGAGATACGTACAGAGATACGTTTCTGGCGGGACTACGATGCTATATGTGAACTGTTGGGAGAAACGTTTCACGAACAGCCTGACCCGTTAGACGCGGCTCGTATCGCCGTGGTCAAGGACCATGGACCGGAGCCCATCGATATAGCGGTTGATAGGAACGTCGTGCTCGACGGGTTCTTGGAGTACATCGTGGATCACGTCGATAGCTCGCAGAGCCCATCGGGGATCGACGCGTCGCACCTAGCCGTGGGTGACGGTAGCAGTCAACCGTCGTCATCGAACACCGGGCTTAACAACGAAGTGCATCGAGAAGCCGTAGATTCGTCGACGGATAACGGGAAGAACTTAACCACGGAGACGTTAATTGGGACCGGGGAAGCGAACGGGAACACGTTCCGCGAAGTCGGGCTCGTCTCGGCGTCGACTGGCGGGACGTTTTTCAATCACTCCTTGGTATCCGAGGAAACGAAGACGTCGGATGTATCGATCACGTACGAAGTCGAGTTACAATTCCGTAATGCATGACTGATAACGATAAAGCAGCTGAGGAGCTACGCACCGTGAAGACGAGAGTACAGCGACTCGAGGAAGCGAGAGCCGCGCAACCGCCGGAGGGTTCATCTGTTGGCGGCGATCAAGTCCTGACACCGATTGAGCGAGTCGTTGACCGAACGGAGATAACCGACGTCGTTATCAAAACCGTGTCGCGGGCGCCTTCGTCGAATGTTATCGATGACTTCGAAGACGAAGATATCGGTGAATACTCCGGTGACACGTCGGGGGCCTCTATCCGGAATTACCCGACTCAAAGTGGCGACGCGTCGCTTTCCATGAAATCCGACGGTTCAACGCCTAAGAACATCGTTTCAACGTCAGGCTTGAATTACTATCCAGAAACCGGTGATACGTACGCTTATTGGGCCTACGTGTCGAATGCTGATAACCGTGCCGTTCATTACTTCGGTGCTTCAGACATCGATAACGCGTATCGAGTCGACTTAAACCCCGCCGAAGATAGAGTACGTGTAAGCGTCGTTGACTCCGGGAACACTACGACGTTAGGAGAAATTTCCGCGTCGGTTAGTACGAATGTATGGTACGAAATCGAGGTCGATTGGGGTTCCTCCGGCGGGTTCACCGTTGAATTGTTCGAAGACGATGGTACGTCACTTGGAACGTTTACAACGACGGATGATACATACCTTTCGGGAGGTGTTGGTTGGGGTTCAGCTCCGCGGGTTTTAACCACGCTTGACCTTGAAGCGATCTTCGACTTTGCGCGGGTAACCGTAGCTACGAATGTTATTGACGACTTCGAAGACGCTGGGGTTACGGAGTATAACGGAGATACGAGTTCTGCCACAGTTGATAATAGAACGAATATACCTACGAAGCACGGCGACTACGCCCTTCAAGTAACCGGTACGGCAACAATTTATACATCCGCGGGTAGCTTGAATAATGATGCGGAAGCCGGTGAAACGTTTGAAACGTATCACTACCTACCCACTGGGTCGATCAGTCGGCACTTATTCGGAGTCCAAGACGGGAGTAACTATTACTACGTTGAGGCCGACTCTCCGAACGGTACATGGACGATAGGCAAAGTCGAGAACGGTGGTGGTTCCACGATTTCGCAAGCTACCGGTGTTACCGTTCCTAACGACGCTTATTTAACGTTTCAGGTCGATTGGGCATCAGATGGCACCATAACCGCGAAACTCTATGACGGTAATACCGAAGTTTCAAGTGTTACTGGTACGGATGCGACTTGGGCCTCCGGAGGACACGGTTGGTCGGAGCAAGGCGGCTCAATAACGTCATACTTCGACTACGCCTTAGAGCAAACATCCGGCGCTCAAACAACGCCAGCCACGACTATCATCATCGACGACTTCGAAGACGGCGATATATCGGAGTATACGAAGGACTACTTCGGCTCCGGCGATCCATACTCTGTCACAACGGCTGCAGCGTATGAAGGAACGTATGGTCTCGAGGAGAATCAACCGGACGATAATGACACGTATTATCTCTATAGTACCTCCGGTTTACCGGAGTATCCTTCGTCGGGGGACACGTTCCAGATAAAGAACTATATGGATTCTTCGAGCGGCGACAATTGGCAATGTTACTTTCTCTTCGGCGTAAGTAGTAATAACGACAATAATTACCGCCTCGTTTGGGGGCCTCGCGACGATAAATTCCGTTTATACAAAGATGGCGATAACTACGTCGAGCTCGCGTCTACACCGTTCGACTGGACGCTTCATAACGACCAATGGAACACGGTAGAGATCGATTGGAAGGGAAGCGGCGATATTACGTGTACCATGTATGGACCCAACGATTCTCAGATCGTACAGATCTCAACGGTGGATACTACTTTCCTGTCGGGTGGAATCGGGTTCGTGGGTTCTGGAAGTGCAAGCGACGCGAGTAACACGATTTATTGGGACAGCGCTGAAATAACGTCTGATGAAAACAACACCGCTACTATAGACGATTTCGAAGATTCCGATCTTTCGGAATACTCCGGGGAAACCAGCTATCACTCGTTTAATACCTCACGGACGAAAGAAGGAGATGTCGCCTTAGACCTTACTCGAGACGGCGATAACCGTCGTATGTATTCTTTAGAAGGAGATGGATTACCTAATTACCCGAAGATCGGCGATAAATTCCGATATTGGTGGTATAGCGAGCAAGACGCAATACATCGCTTTTGGTACGGAATCCAAAATTCGTCACGTGATAATGCGTATCGGCTTGATTACGAAGTTCATGATAACCAAATTGATGTATATATTGACGGCGGGGATTCGAACGGGGACCCGCAACAAACATTTTCTATGTCCATTTCATTCGATACATGGTATCAAACGGAAATCCGGTGGTACACAAACGGTATTCACGAAATCGAAGTCTTCGATGAAAACGGAAATTCCGTCGGTAATGGCTCCTTTACCGACGCTACATACGGGGATGGAGGGATCGCTATGGAGGGAAGCCGATCGGATTTCGTCGATAATATTGCGACAACGATAGATTACATCCGGGTTACCGATAACCTTGACGGTGGTTCCTCCGTTATTGACGATTTCGAAGACGGCGACATGAGCGAATATATAGGCGATACAAGCGAATTCGTCATTCAAACATCTGATGTGAAAAACGGTATCTACGCGGTGGAAGTTACCCGTAGTGGTAGTGACTTAAACGCTCAATCGTTTGATGGCCTCGATCTGTATCCCTCTAAAGGCGATAAATTCCGATATTGGTGGAAAGCCGAATCCGGGCCGGTAAACGAATTCGCGTACGCACATCAAAAGAATAGCAGCAAAAACGAACGATATATCATAGAAAGCGACCCCGCTAACGACGAAATTCGACTTATATATGATAACGGACCGGACCAAATCACGAAAGCAACAGCATCCGTTACGTTAAGCGGTAACACGTGGTATGAAAACGAAATCGCATGGACCGATAACGGAGACCATGAATTAACGGTTTTCGATGAAAACGGTAATTCGATCGCCTCCGCAAGCTACAATAACACGGATTTTAGCGGTGGAGGCATCATTTTACAGGTAAAAGGCGCCGACGGGACGATCAAGTACGATTACATACGGGTTACCGGCGATACTTAACACACAGAACCCCCATGGCTTTAATCGCATGGAACGATAAACGGAGCAACAACAACGATGGCTAGCTTAGTAACAGCACTCTTAACCCTCATCTCGGTGGGCGTCATGGTCGTCGGAGCGGCACTCGGGTATGTCATCGGGCAACTCGACCAGTTAAAGAAAGATGACATTGAACCGATGAAGAGCAAAATCGACACGGTGTGGAACACAGTGTTCGGCGTGGAGAGCCAAGAAGGTTTTTTGAACGAAGCGGAGGACAGTCACGAGAAAATCCGGGAGACGATCGAGGAGACTCGGAGGGAACAGAACGAGGCTCACGATGAACTCGTCGACGAGTTCAACGAAGTCGAGCGATATCTACGCGAGTTGAATCGAGCGCTGCGTCGTCAAGACATCGAGGTCCCTGACGAGGAAATCGATACCGACGAGTTGCTCAAAGACGATTAGACCTGGTCTTTGAACGCGATGAACGCGATGTCGTTCGCTATATCTATAGCTGTTTCTTCGTTGTCGTGGAATCGGCGTTGTTCGTACGCGGTCATGTAGCGAAGCCAATCCGCGTAGAACGCTTCGTACGCGTGGAGCGCGTCGATCTCGCTCCACGGGACGAGCCCGTCGCGAGCCCGTGCTAATCCGTGTGCGAGGTAGAACATCACGGCGTCGAGCTCGTCGCGTGGGAGCCTGATATCTGGGAGCGAAACCGGGTCCATGTCCCTCGCGGCGTCGAGCACCATTGGTTCTCGCTCGACGTAGTAGTGGCAATTATTCATGTAGTGCGTGTACGAACCGAGCTCGACACCGAGGATCCCGGCGAGTACTTCTTGGAGCCATTGGAAGTTATGCACGTCGTACGGGTATCCCCAGTACATGTCTTGTGACCGCATGTTGGTGAACGCGTGGAGGGAGTCGTCTCGGATCACGAGTTGCATGGTGAGCGTGCACGCGACGTCTGGGCCGTCGTAGTTCTCGACGCGGGGTTGGTGGAACGCGATAACGGCTCGACGAGTCGCCTGGTTGTCGACGAGTTGTTGGACGACGCGATCGATTTGGTCGTGCGGGACGCGCCTGAGGTAGCGTCCGTACGCTGAGCCCTCGAGTTCCCCGTCTGTCATGAATTGAGTCATCGTGGAGTTGTATCGCTCGACGTGCCCAGGGTTTTGCCCCGCCCAGTACGCGATCGCTTCTTGGAGTTGGAACGCGAGGTTGTAGTTCTCCCTGAAGAATAATCGTTCACGTGGGTCTTGTGATTGTATCGCGACGCCGAGGTGTTCACGCGTGTCGCCGTTCCGCGAGTGCTGAGCGTCTTCTTCGCTCAGCGTTTTGACGATCTCTGGGAACGCGTTTGACGTCGTGCACTTGAACACACGCATAGTTAAAAGTAAGATTTACAGTGTTAAAAACGTTGTTATAGGTCGTGTCGCGTGAACGCTTTCTTCTCACCACGTGTGTACCAATCCATATCCGTGGGGATAACAGCGCTGCAATGACCACACGACACCTGTGGGTCACGTGGTAGTGTCCCCGTGACGTCGTCGTTGGTCTTCGTCACGAAGTCGTCCGCTGAACCGAGGCACCACGGGCACGAATCGTCCGCGAATGGCTCCGCGCCGTCTGGTGCTTCGCGTACCGCGATTTGATACCGAGTATACCCGCGGTTCCGCTCGTCCGTGTCATCGCCGCGAGTGTCAGCGCCGAATTGGTCCAGTGACGACTGATCAGTCACGTTCGATTAATGACCGGTATTACAATAAGTCTTTCTTTTTCTCTTACGTGCGTCATGTTCCTGACACCATGGGAAACCTATTTGACCGTGGGGATACAACTAGCTATCAACCTGATTCCAAAGGAAGGATGCCGCGAATACCCATTTTTCCTTTGGAATCGAAGGGCAATAAGAGTAACTATGAAAAACCGCACGAACCACGGGATATATGCAACCCGATAAATTCTGGTACATCAAACTCAGGGACCACGGTACTCGTGGAGAACGAAAGATCCCAGCCGAGCCATGGGGTAGCTACACGGACGACTTCGAGGACCTCGACAACGTGTACACGTACGAGGAAACCCAAACCCATACCCATGGGAACTACGGTATCGTGGGCACTCGAGTCGAGAACCAGAAACTCATCGTCGTCGACGTCGACACGCACGACATCCCGGAGTTCGACGAGGACTTACTCGGGTTCGACGTAAACCGAGTCCCGTTCGTCCGGTCACGGAAACCCGACGGGCCCAGCGGGTACCACGGGTACTACGTCGCACAGAGAATCAGCGAGGAAATCACCATCGAGCCAGCTCAGTCCTGGGTAGACGTCAAAGCACACGACCAAGGACACGTCGTGTCACCATTCCACGAGAACGAGTGGTACGACTCGTTGAACGACGCCGAGCTATACCAGATCTACGATCACGACGAGGTCAATCTCACGTTTAGCTACGACGACCGCGATCTCGTGCAACCGACAAGTACACGGGAATTCGAGTCACTCGACGTCCCTGACGACCCGCCGAGAGAGATACCGAGTTGCGTACACGAGTTACTACAGCATCGACGCGACCTCGATCGATCACGAACAGATATAGACCCGTTCAAGCTCGACACAGCGGTCGGGATCCGGCTCGTCGCGTTCGGATACAGTATCGAGGACGCGATGTCCCTGCTACGGGAATACCCACCGGAAGACGGGTTCGATGAACGAGAGTCGCGATATCAACTCGAGCTCTTATACAAGAAACAACTCTACCCGCATAGTCGTGCGTCACTCGACGAGATCGGTGTCCAACTCAGTCCGTGTACGTGTCAGCATTGCGATACGCGTAGTGACCTCGTCGCGACGAACCCGGCGCGTGCCGACGAGTGGACCGTCGACACAGAGGGCGAGATACCGAACGTCGCGATGCCATCGATCGCGCGTACCGGGAAATCGTACACGATGATCCGCGAAGCCGCGAGGTGCCTGGACCGCGATACACGAGTCGTGTACGTTTCGAGCGCGCACAGCGAAGCCGAAGCGACCGTCGAGAAGTTCAAAGAGCACGGAGTCACGGACGTCGCGTATCTCACTGGGCGGGATAGAGCACTGGAAGAATACAACGTCACGTGCACGGGTGACTTCCGACAAACAGCATCCGCGAAGACGCCGAGAGAAGCAGCTCGGCTCTCGAATTGTAACCAGTACCTCGCGTTAACCCGGGGGTGTAAGAACGCGCAAGTCGTCGTCACTGTGCCGGAGAAACTCCGCGATATCGGTGATCGAGACTGGGTTATCATGACGGAAGAAGCAGCGTTTAACCGTATCTTGAGCTCGTCTGTTAACGTCATCGACGTCGAGCGACACCTGGGCGACGATCGAGTCGTGAAAAAGAAGCTCAGTACCCGGGTAGACAGGTTACAACGCATCGTGGATCACATCGACGATCTCGACCAAGTGCAACGAGTCCATCGCTGGGTCCGCACGACGGCGCGGGGAATGGTCCAGGTGTGTCGACGCATCGATAATTGGCTCCCAGTGGATTGGAACGCGGTGGACGAGTCCTGGGAGTCACTCGTCGACGACGTCGAGTCACTGCTTAGCGACATCGAGTTCGCGGAGCAACCCGTGTTATCGAGGGCTCGGAAATGGCTCGAGCGCTTCCCGGATCTCCGAGAATCTATTTTGAACGTGATGTTCCATGATGGCGTGAACAGTTACGAGAACGACGAGAAAAAACAACTATTCATCGTGGGTGACTGCGACGAGTTGTTCGTCCCGTTACCGGAGAGCGTCGACACGATATGGACCGCTGGGAACTCGTTGCCTCACATGGAGCATTTCCACGAGATCTCGCATGGAGACGAATACGAAGTGAAACCGTTTTATGGCGGTGTGACACCGGTCCAGGATTGCATCCGAGTCATCAAGTACACGGGTGGTGACAATCAGAACATTCAAGCGAATCACGTGCAACGAGCGATCGAGGAGTTACAACGGGCGCTCGCGCCGAGTGACGACACCGTTTCAGGGTTGTTGGTCTCGGGGTCCTCGAAGCATTGCGCGTCGCACGCGGAGAGAATCAATAGATGCACGTCGCCGAGCGAGAACGATACCTTGGAGGACGTGCGATATTACTTGAACCACGCCACGGTGGTCGCGATCCCGGAGAACAGTCAGTTCTCTGAGGGCGTCGATACCCCTGAAGCGGATTTTGGCGCGTTGTATAACGGTAATTTCGCGACGCCGCGAGAGGACTACATGGCGGAGACGTACGGGCGCCGGGATTTGAAGAAAGCGGAGAAGATCCGTGCCGCGCAGAACTCGATCCTGCGCCCGAGCGACGTGCTCGACGACGACATGGTACAGTACGGGACGGGTGTCACGCCGGTGATCGTCCCGGATATGCACGTCCCGGACGAGATCTGGGCGTTGTTTGAGGAGTATGGCGTATCGGTGTGGGAGCAACGCGACATTGTCGACGTGAAGAAGTTGTTGGTGACGTTTATCGATAGCGACGACGTAGAGGTGCATGGTGATCGTGTTCTTCACGTCGACGATACCCCGGAAGAGGTTAGTGACGTGAAGCGTCTTATCTTGGAACAGGGGTCGTCTCGGCGGTTGGATTGAACGGTTCGGCGTAGTCTTTAGTACGCGATTCACGTTTGTTTCAACGCGATTTGTAGTGTTAGTATCGGTTCTCGTGGTTCCTGTGAAACTCGCTGTGCTCAGTCACGGTGTCACGAGTGGTCTCGGCTTGAAACGCGACGGTATTGATGGGTGTTGTTACTATAGTAAGATAATGCACTGAGATGAGCTCGGGTTACTACGCTGCGCGGTGGAGAGGGTTACACTTTTTAACTTCCGGTGTTTATCTTTTACTGTAACGATGGCTCAAGCTGAGACGTTAACCTCCGAGGACATCGTTCGGATGGACCTCGACGAACTGAAGCGTACGAGTAACGACATCGACGTCGATCCAGGTGACTTGGATTTCCCGTCGATGGCGCATCACATGACGGTGCGTGGGAAGCTCGAGGCGCTCGTGGATAAGGACGCGATCGATTACGGTGACATGGAAGAGGTCTACGAGCGGTGGAAAGAGAGCAAGCACTGAAGGATAACACTTTTTATCTTACAATCTTAAACTTGGATTGGAGCGACCATGACAGACGACGCAATCGACGCGTTACAAGAACGGAAGTCCAGTGGCGGTGGAGACTACGCGCCCTGGTGGGAACCCAGCGAGGGCGACGAGATCATCGGGATCGTCGTCGAGAAACACGACTACACAGATCCAGGCGGAGGCACGCACCCAGTCGGGACGCTTCGCTCAGTCGGGAACGGTGACCACGAGAAAGGCACCGAGGTCGCGACGCCAACGCACTCCTCGCTCACAGACGACGTCCAAGCGGTTTCGATCGGTGACGTGATGCTCATCGAGTACGAGGGCACCGTGAAAGCGAACACGGGTCGCGACATGAACGCGTACGCGACATCTATCCTTACCCGTGACGAGTGGCAAGGCACCGAGCAAGCCGATGACTTCCAAGACGTCTGGGAGAACTCACCGCACTACAAAGGCACCACTGAGCAAGCCCTCCAGGCGAGTGACAGTACTGGGAACTCTGAGTCAACCGAGTCGACTGATTCAGGTGTCCCGGATAAAGCGATCGAGTTCGCAGAGGACGTCGTCGCGATGAACGACGGGGAAGTCCCAGTCGACGAGCTCGACGGGTACCTCAACGACGTCCGGGACTACGACGTCGAACCCGCGGTGGTCGTCGCGAGCTCTGACGAGCTCAGTTCGGATGGAGACTCGGTGGAGAAAAACTGATACCTCTTCGCTGAGTAATCCATGTATAGGTCATGGCACCTGACCTCGCGCGGCGACACCGTCGTGCTAAACCCGGTGCAATACACGCGTGGTTTGGTCAACCGTTGGAACCGGGAAGGCTGGGACCTCGCCCGGAACCAGAACTCGACAACAGTTTCGACTCGGGCCGTGATTAGGGTTTCGATGGTTCGACTCCGTCCACGGCTCCTAGATGAGCGACTTGATCGACAGGTGGTTGGAGTCGAAATATACTGGCGGTGAACCCGACGGCGCTCGATTCCGCGACGAGCGCGGAGAGTATCACGCGAGCAATATCAGTAACTGTCCACGCCGGTGGTATTGGGATTTCGAACGCGAATCAGAGGACTCGTGGAGCCCGTACTTCGAGCTCGGTCGCGTCTTTGAGGACGTGTACGGGCGAGCGCTGCGCTGGGAGCACGGCGACGACAGGGTGAAGCAAGACGTGAATATCGAGATACGCATCGACGACGATACTCGGATCGTTGGCGAGTCGGATTGGACGGTGTTCAAGGAAAGTGCTCGATACGAGATAGACAAAGTCACGTTGCGTCGAGACGGTACGCGAGACGCAGTTACTCACGCGGGTGACGTCGTGGAGTACGGGCGCGACGTCCTGAAAGTCGTGGAGACGAAGACCACGAAAGACATCGATTGGCGGCGCCGGTATGGGCATAAACCGTCGCATCTCTATCAGTTACAAACGTATATGTGGGCGATGGATTGCCCGGGTGAGATCGCGTACATGACGCGTAACGAGCTCGACGAGATGGTGTTCGATTTCGAGCGTGATGGGCAGGTCGAGCAGGACATCGAGATCCGTACAACGCGGCATCACGCGAATCTCCTGGATGACGAACCGCCGGACACTGATCCGGTCACGGATCGTCGATGTAAGTATTGCGAATGGCGGAGTGAATGCGAGTCGCTAGGCGGGTCACGATGGGAGTAAGATTTACATACAGACAGAGGTAATACAGTATCGTGCAACGCTACGATCTCCGCTACAGTACTCAACCGGAACTCGTGCTCGAAACGCTCGCGAAGAACGAGAACGGTGACAAGGAGATCGAGGCGTTCCATCCGCCGTGTCGCCCATATTGCTATGTCAAGACTGCGAGTGACGTCTCGACTGACAGGAAACGGTACCTCTCAGCGCTCATCCAATCCGTTACGGACAACGATTGCAGGGTACGACGCGACGAGACGCATCGCCACGTGAACGGTGACTTTGAGTTATGGAAAGTCACAGCTGGGATCCCGTGGGACATCCGAGATTTCAAACACGGCTTCGAGTACGAGACGTTCGAAGCCGATATCCCGTACGCTCGGCGGGTCATGATAGACGAGGGCATCCAAGCCGATGTACCTGAACCCGAAGACATACTCTACTTCGATATCGAGGTGGATCCGCGTGGCGAGTTCCCAGACCCAGAGGAAGCTACAAAGCAAATACTGTCCATCGCGTGGACCGATGGCGCCGGGAGCGAAGGATTCATCTGTTACGACGACGAGGAGCGCGTGCTCAGGGAGTTCTTCGATCTCCTCGACGACTACTTCGTGCTCGCCGGATGGAACTCCGAGACGTTCGACTGGATGTACGTGTTAAACAGGAAACAAATCTACGATATTTACTACGACGAGTTCGAGATCGTGCACCTCGACTTACAGTACTTATTCATGCACGTCAACCGCGAGGAACGGCAATCGTTCGCGCTCGACGCAGTCGGTGAAGACGAGGTCGACATGACTAAAACGATGAGTGAAGAAGACCACGAGATGGGCTACGAGGTCCTCTGGCACTGGTTCCAAACCGATCGCGAGACACTCGAGGAATACAACGTCGAGGACGCTCGTATCACAGCTGCTATCGACGAGAAATACCGATTAACTCGTATCGTGTTCCGGATCTGTCGACGTGGGTACACGCGACCCTCTACGTTGATGTACAACACCGATAGCGGTCAAGTCAACATGGCCGTGGGGAAAGCGTGTGACGGCGCGATACTTAACCACAACGATGAATCGTTCAACGACAAAGGCAAATATCGGGATCTACACGACTTCCCTGGAGGTCGCGTCTTCAAGCCCATCCCAGGCACGTATAGCGACGTGATGACAGCTGATTTCAGTGGGATGTACCCCGCGATCATCAGGGATTTCAACGTCGGTGTCAAATCGTGGCTCGACACAAACGATATCACCGAAGCAGTCGAGACGGCGAATCAGCGATTCGACGAGGACGTCACGAAAACCGATATCATCACTGGTATCGGGCCGGAACCCGAAGACGCGTACGAGACCACGGGGCAACTCGACAACGTCGGTAAAGCGCGCGGATATTTCGTGAAACCCGGTATCGTGGAGTCAGAGATCGCGGGGTCACTCGACGGTATCGAGTCGCTACGTAAAGAATTCAAGTCGCTCAAGAAACAAGCGAGTAAAGGCTCAACGGAATGGCATCGCCGTAACAACCAAGACCGCGGTCTCAAAGTGCTCGCGAACTCGATGTTCGGCGTCGCCGCGTCACCCGTTCATCGGTACTACGAGCCCGGGATGAGCGAGAACATCACGGAGATCGGTCAGCACCTCACGTCAGCGTGTAAGCTCTGGGCGGAGGAGAACCTCGAGGAAGTCGAGAAAGTAGTGTACGGGGACACGGACAGTGTACAATTCGAGCTCGTCGTCGAGAACACCGACGTGGACATGGACGGGTTCGACGAGTACGTCGCTGATTTCGTCGACGAAGTCGGGCCTGACAACGAGCTCGATCTCGATATCAGTGACCTCGAGGAGTGCTATCGGGCGCGGCGCGTCGCGCAACGAACTGCGTCGAAGCTCAACGATTTCGTCGTGACGTACGTTCGCGACGTGTTCAACTCGCCTGGAGACCACATGGAGATGGATCTCGACGACGTGTGGAAACGGTACCACATCACGGATCGAAAGAAGAAGTACGCGGGTGACGTGGTGTACGACGACGGTCCGTGTGCGTACCGTAAAATCAAGGGGTTTAAGTGCGTGAAAGCGAATACCTCTGACGCGATCGTCGATTTCCAGGAGGACTTGATCGACGCGAAGCTCAGTGGCGACGACACGACTGGGATCGTTAGAGAGTACAAGGACAAGTTATTCACGGGTCGATTCGACGAACAGATGGTCCAACATACTCGATTGAACCAGATGCCAGACGAATACGAGACGATAATGGCTCATGCACGCGCGGCGAAGAAAATCATCGAGCGAGAAGGTGATCGCGGCGCCGTGAGGACGGGTGATAAAGTCGCGTATTTAAAAAGGGGCTCTGATAAGAGCCAAGTAGAACCCGTTGATAACGGTATCACTGACAAGCGACCAAATGAAGGATACTGTTATAAATGTAGCCATGTCGTCGGTAAACCGCATGACCATGAGACGGACGAGAATCCGAAATTGAGAGTTCCCGAGTACTCGTATTTATGGAAGAATCGTTTCAAACCAACAATGGACTTGTTGCAAGTCGAGAGGTTTGAACAAACGTCGATAGCAGCATTCACATGAGGTCGTTTACATGATAGTAATCGATACGCGTGAAAAAGCGATAGATGCCGAGTTGTTGTACGACGAAGGCGCTGATGACGTTCAAGAAGAGCATTTAAGTACTGGCGATTTTCTTGTCAACGATTATATCATTGAACGGAAAAAGTACGGAGATTTCATCGGGAGAATCACGCAATCTGAGCGTGATCTGTGGCAACAAGTCCTCGCTATGGAATCAGCTGCTGACAAACACGGATATACGCCCATTCTGATGCTAGAAGGCGAATGGAGTGAACCGTTACAGTGGTCAAATCTGACGCCAGCTGCTCCTACGAATGCGTTGTTTTCTGTTATCAAGCTCGGGATAATGACGGTTCACACGTGCGGTCCGCGAGCGAGTGCTCAAGGCATCGTTAAACTCGAAGACGACACCGAGCACGACGTTGGTAGTATCCGGGACTCGCCAAGCGTGCCCCCGGAACTGTACCCGAGATATATTACAGAGTCGTTCACTGGAGTCGGCCCAAGTCGAGCAGAAGATCTTCTTAATAAGTATGGCACCTTTGCGAACCTTGTACAAACATTAGTTGACGATCCCGATGATGTTTTAGCTGTTGATGGAATCGGTGAAGCTACTCGTGATAAGATGGTTAAGATGGTGAACCAAGAATGGGAATAAGCTGTAAGTATTGCGGCAAGTCGTTTGAGAATCACATAGGTGTAAGAACACATGAAGGGATGGTACATGAGAGCAATGGCGCAGAAAAAGTATCCAAAGCTCTGAAAGGCAGAACTAAAGATGAATGGTCAGATGAACATAAACGTAATCACAGAAAGGGACTGGAAGGGCATACAGTAAGTACTAAAACTCGAATGAAAATAGGCAAAGCTAATACTGGTAATACTCATGACGCAGAAACTCGTCGCAAAATATCTGAAAATATGCGTGACATGTCAGGTGAAATGAATCCATTCTATGGTAAATCACACACCCTTGAAACACGTCGTCAAATATCAGAAATCGATAGGCCTTCTGGCGAAGATCATTGGTGGTGGAAAGACGGAACAAGTGGAAGTGGCTATCCTGATGACTTTTGGTTTGCACGTAAGGTTGCACGAGAACGTGACGATTTTACTTGCCAGCTGTGCGGTATTACAGAAGAAGAATGCGGACGAGAGTTAGATGTCCATCATCGAGATAGTGATAAAACAAATAACGAACTGTCTAATCTGCTTTCACTTTGTAGATCATGTCATTCACGTGCTGAGGGTTTAGGCGTCGGTGACGCCACCGTTGAGAAAATGGTCGATATGGTGACGCGGGAATGGGAGTGAGCTACGCCGCGTCGATCTTCACGTCGGTCACGGTGCCGGTGAACGGGTGTCGTGAGCCAACTGAGATGAGCTCTCGGTCATCAGTGATTTTCATGTGTTGTCCGTCGCTCCGCTGGAACGTGACGACGGTGTCTGGCTCCGTTTGGACTCGCTCCACCGTGCCGCTCCGCGTCTGGTGCTCGTCGCTTCGAACGGAGTCGTACGTGACGACGACGCGATCGGTTTCGTCGAGTCGAGCACTGATGTGGATGAGTGCCATGTTAGTTCTCTCCGCAAGCGGCCATGTAGCGCAGTGTCGCCGTGATGAGCCCGTTGTAGCGCTCCGCGGCTGATTTCTGTTTTGCTGCGTCGAGGCCGTCTTCGTGGATCACGGTGACCATGAACCGGATGTGGTACGTCTCGAATTCTTCGCCGTCAGCGAATGTGTGTGCGTTCATCGTTGGGACCTCTTTTCCATTTAGACTAATGGCCGGTATCACAATAAGTCTTTCTCTTACAGATACACTTATTACCATTCGGTCCAAACAAATCCACGTGCAACTATTCGCGTTCCACAAAAACACCGCACTGTGCGCGCAATGGCTCTGCGACAAACACGTCGTCAAGATCCCGACCGAAGCAGTGCAAATCCTCAACACCGCGCTACACGTCAACGGGTGCGACGACACGTTCTACAAACCAACGCACACGCAACACCCCATCGTGCAATGGACAGCTGACTCGTTGATGAACTGGCGCTGGGCTCGCTTGTACGCGTACGCCGTCGGTGGCGAGTACACGAATCGCTACGACAAATCGCACACGTCGATCCAAAAACTACGCGACTGGCGATACGGCACAGCGGCGCCGTACGAGTACTTCGACGACGTCCAGTTCACTCCGCCACCGCGTGCGTTTGATTACGAGTCCGACGCCGATTCGGTGTGGCTCGCGTATCGCGACTACTACCGCGACTACAAAATCGAGGCGATGGACGTGCGTTACGATCGCGGTCGACAGGCTCCCGAGTGGCTGTTTGAAGACTAACGTTCATAAAGACAGATAGAGAAAGTTTTATTGTCTATCCTGTCCAACTCGAAAACGCAATGCCTGGTCCAATCACCAAGCACAACTTCGAAGGACTCGGAGAATTCCGAGACGGACTCGCCGAGCTCGCACAAGCATCAAGCCACCCAGTGTACGTCGATCTCGGTGACCAATACAGCGACGAGTCACCTAGCCCGGTCGACCCGGAGCAAGTCCAGCACCAGGCCATCTGGAACAACCGTGACGACAGGCTCGCGTACATCGGCACCGACAAATACAGGATCACGCAACACGAAGAAGTACTACGCGTCATCGACGACGCAGTCGGGCAAACCGTTGGCGAGATCGACATCGGTCAAATCCGTGACTTCGGTGAACGCATCGACGGCATGCTCACACTCGAAGGGCACAGCGTCGACGTCGAGGAACTCGTCGACGACGGCTACGTCCCACCAGAAGGCGAAGTCATGACAGATCGAGCCGAGGAGTTCCAGGGTTTCGGTGAACACGACGGCACGGTGCGCGACGTCCTCGGCGTCGGTGTCAGGTTCGCTAACTCGTTCGACGCGTCAGAGCGGATCCGCGTCGAAACCATGGGATATCGCTACATCTGCCAGAACTGGATGGTCTGGGGCGAAGAAACCATCGGGGAGTTCACTCAGTTACACATCGACGAGCTCAGTCAATCCGACGTCGAGACGTTGATCTTCGACGTGCTCGAACAACGATCCGAAGTCGAAGGGCTCATCGTGGACTCCATCCAGGACGACGACTACCCGTTGACCTGGGCGATGCCAGCGCTCGACGACGCCGGGTTCGGACCGAATTACCAGAAACGCATCCTCAAGAAACTCCGAGACTACGGCGCCGTCGACGACGAGTTCCGGCGCTGGGACTTGTACAACGCGGTCACGGAGTACCTCGACCACGACACGATGCAACTCGGCGACGACGGCGTGAACCCCAACGTGTACGATCGTCACCAAGGACGAGCGATCCAGATCCTCATGGAAGAAATCGATTCGCCGAGTGACAACGCGCTCGACGCGTCCCAAGAAGCGCTCGAGGAACTCGCATGACCCTTGACGGGGACGACTACCGGGCGTTTCTCGAGAAAGTCGGTGACGACGTCGCGGAAGAGTTCAACGAGGAGCTCTTCGGTCACGACGCGCATCGACAAATCGAGCTTTCGGACTCGATCGCGAAAGTAGAGCTCCACCACTTATTGAGCGCGCTCATCACCGCGCACAACCACGCGAGTGATAACGGTGATTTCTACGATTGCGTGATGTACCACGCGCTCATCACGGAGTTCGCGGAGCTCGACGAGGAACTGTACCGTGAATTCGAGGAAGCACAGAAACGCGACCACTCACTCGCCGCGGTTCTCGGCATGGCTGGTGGGCAGGTATGAGTGACGACGACGTGTCACTCGACGACTTCGATGTAACCGTTGGCATGGAGTTTGACATCGACGTCGAGGACATCGAGGAGATGTCGAATCAGCTCCGGCAAGCAGAAGCGTTCGACGTCGAGGAAGCGAGCTCGGAACGACTCGCAGAGTTCTCGGGTGCGCTCAAGGAACTCGCGGGTCACGTCGAGGACGCTCGGAAAGACGTGTTCGAAGCGCAGCTCGACAAGCGAGTCGAGGTCGACGAAAACGTCGGACCGTTGGTGAAGCGTCATGGTAGTCGACGGTACGTCGAGAATCGTGAACGCGCGATCCGCGCGTTGGAAGCGAACGACATCGATCCAGTCGCCGCGATGAAGTTCAACGCGAAGGACCTCGAGGAGATACTCCGAGAACACGGTCTCGACCCGAGCGAGCACGTGTCGACGACGGAGTACGAGTACTTCCGGAGACGCCAATGAACGCACTGCAAAACGGTTTTGACTGCGTTAGTTGCGGTGATGAAATCGCTGACATCGTACAGCTCGTCGAACACGAGTGTGACGAGGTCTTACCGTGGACGCGCTTGGCTCGAGCGAGATCTCGACGCTGCTCTACGTCGAGGCGCGTGTCGTCGATGGCCACGCTGAGTTGGAAGAAGTCAGGATGAACCATGAAGACTGGCAGAACCTCAAGCTATTCGAAGTCGCTGGCATCCTTACGAGGGGCGAGACGAAACGGGCATCCAGGGACGACGTTCAGATGGAACGGGCAGAGCGAGGCGAGATGGTGACGCCAATCAAACGGTTCACTGAGGAAGCGTGGAGCCTAGCCGCTGGGTGTCGAAAGCTGCGTGGTCAGCGGAACTTGTAGCACACGCTTTTTCACTCTTCGTGTGTTACTCTCTACCATGGAGAGACCGGTCTGTACGAACGGTAACAGGCTTGACGAGTATCCGACACGGCGGCGTCAAGCGACGCGTATTGGCATCAATTTCCGTGGGTGGGTGGAGTACGTCAACGTCGAGGACGGCGTGGTGTACGAAGCGGTGTACCCGGTTCACGAAACAGAGTATTTCGCGGAGTTGAGACAGCACGATATGCTTGGTGAGACGATCGACGAGCACGTCGAGCGCTCTGAAGAGATCTTCGACGAGTGGAAGCATGCAGAGATACAGTAAGGTTTTTTATCTTTCAGTCTTTTATTTTGTATGTGTATGGCGTATCACTGCTCGGCACCGAACTGTGACAACGACGTCATCTTGGACGAGACACCGCATTGGACACTAACAGAAACGATTACACACGAACGGTTTTGCAGTCACGGTTGCGCGCAAACGTATCTCGAACAAGTGATACAGACATGACGCTCATCGTGCTCGAAGGCGCGAGCCGTAGCGGCAAATCAACGATCAGAGACCGGCTCGTCGAGCGACATCCAAAATGGGTCACGTGGAAAGGCACTAATTTGATGCGTGAAGGGATCGGTGAGAGTTGGATCGATTACCGTGAGCGTTACCACGAAGCACTACATCGGCTCTACGAGCTCAACCCGGAAAACGTTATCCTCGCGGATCGAGGGTTCACTGATTGCGTGTACAACTCCGACGAGCAAATCCGCGAGGAGTTCCGTCGCTTAGCGGCGTGTTACGGTGACGCGTACGTCCTGTATTTCTTCCCGGGTGACCTCCGATGGTCGCAGCGCTTCGACGAAACCGATTCCCCGAAGCGTCACGCTCACTTGGTGCACGAGTCTGAGGGTCGCGACGTCCTCTTCGAGCGCGGTACTCGAGATCAACCGAAGCTCAACCGCGTTCTTACTGAGTACGAAGAGCTATTGTCGATGTTCCCGTATCAGCACATCGACACTGATGAACTCGACGTCGAGACCGCGACGAACGTCGCGGAGCAAGCGATACTGGACTGGTACGGGACGGGTGAACACGACCCGGACGTGTGATGGCACGACGAATATACGAGCTGTCCGCTGAAGCGCCGGACGCTGTCGAGGACATGCGACAGCTCCTTCAAGGGTTGCCTGTTGACACTGATGACATCACTGTGATTCACGTCAACGTCGAAGCGGAGCTCAACCCGGAGGACGTCCTCGATTCACTGGAACAGGCGCGGCTCGACGAGTACGACGTAGTCGAACGAACGGACGTAGAGTACGGTCCGGTGCCGGGCTTCGAGCGTGACGAGCGACCTGGCACCGGCTCGGTGTCGGGCGGAACGTATAGAGGCGCCATCCACGAGGACGCGGTGATGCCGGACACCAAGCACGCCACGGTGTTGCGTACGGTGAATGGTCGCTGGCTGACTAGCACTGAAGTTGCAGGTCAGATCGACGATTTGGACGCTAACGCAGTCTCGGCGTATCTCAGTACTGCGTTTAAGGACCGTGGATACGTCAAGCGCCGTAGTGACGCGCCGTATGAATACACGTTGGACCAGGATGGTGAGTCTGCTCTCGCGCTTGGTCAAGACTTGTACGAGCAGGAACTGGAAGACGAGGAAGAGTTAGAGTAGTCAAAAAATACCGCTCGTATAACAGTGAAAAAGTGAAAGACTTATTGTGATACCTGCCTAACCTTCACGTGGACAGGAGGTCCCAACGCATGCCAGGCGCAGACGAACTAGACGAACAGTACACCGCGGACGAGCTCCGGCGCGGCCCAGCGATCGGCGTCACAGGTCGCTGGGACATGACGAAGCAAGAACTCATCGACGCCATCACCGATGAAACCGGTGTCGAGCGAGTCACCGACGAAGCGTTTCAAGACGTGCACGACGCCGAGCCCGGCGACACCGTCGAGATGAACCATCTCCAAGCCGTGCTCACCGTCACCGACGTCGAGCGAAGCGAACACCGGGTCTCGATCGAGATGGAAACGACTCACGGCGGTCGCCACAGACTTGTGTACGACGAGTTCGAGATCCCGCACCTCGAGCGCTGGCGCGCGAACGACGACAAGTGGATGAAAAACAGTACTGACCCGGAGTACTTCCGAGTCGTTCAGGACTGAAACGCGATTTCTTTCGCGTCACCGAGCTGCTCTCGATAAATATGAGCGGACGTCATGACGTGCTCGTGGCGACCGATCTCAGCATCGATCTCCTCGGCGAGCTCGTGGTGGTAATGACCGAATACCCCGACGTCCATCGGGTACGCGAACATCAAGTCTTGTGACCTGTTATACGTGAAACAATGCAAGTACGTCCCGTTCCCGTTCTCGTCCGCGCGGATCATCCACTGCACGCGGCTCGTGCACGGCGAGTCCGGGGCACCGCCGAACTGACTCGTCGCTTTCCGGGTACCGTGGTCACGGGTTAAGAGCTCGATCCATTTCTCCCAATCCGCGCTAATTCGTTTCCTGATGACGTCTTCGTAGAACGTCCCGTCGTCGAGATCCAGTCTCGTGTCGAGCTCACTCGACGCGGTGAACTCGGGTTCCTCGCCGCTCTGCACGGTTTCTATTTCGCTCCATAAGTAGTCGTGTCGTGGGTCGTCTTCGCTCCAAATGATGTATTCATCCGGGGTGTGCGCGGTGACGCAGTAGTTCTGTAGCTCGAGCGTCTCGAAGCCCCGGGTCTCGACGCGTTGTCCGTGTTGGATAACTGATCGGAGCACTGATGGGTAGGAGTCGGCGACGTTCGCGACGTATAGTTCGTGCACGGTTCGTGGTAAGGAACGAGTAACATTAAGTTTTTCTCTTACAGTTACATTTATCAATACTCGGTGTTTAACACCGTACATGAGGTCCGTATGGCAGAACTTTCAAGACGGCGCGTCTCACTGCTCGGAGTGCCCCGGGCAAAAAGCACCATACCCACTTGGCGGTATCGGTAACCGACACGCCGACGTGATGCTCGTCGGGCAAGAACCAGCGTACAACGTCGACGACGACACGGTTACCACGGAGATGAACTGGCTCGACGCAGCAGCTACGATGATACAGAACCGTCGTGACTCCATGAACCCGCTCTGGAAACACATGATGAACGTCGCGGTCGCAGCGGAGTGCTCGCCAACCGATCTCTACTTCACGAATATCAGCAAATGTTCAACAGACAATACATCGTTTAGCGACTGCCTCGAACATTGCAGAGGGTACTTCCCACGCGAAGTCGCGCAGGTCGATCCAGATCTCATGCTACTATACGGTGGGAAAGTCATCGGCACGGTGTTCGACATGTTCGATATCGAGTGGAGCGGGTCAGTTGGTGACGTGCACGCCGAGATCCATGAAACGTCGAGCTTGAAACTCGTCCCGTTCTACCACTGGGGCTACATTTATAGACAAGGGGATCTAACGTCTTACCGCGAAGAGGTGACCAACGTTGTCCAAAACGCTGTATCCGCGGAGAACTGATCAATGAGCATCCTCGAAACCGATCTCGCGGACGTTACCCCTGGGGGTCACGCGGCTCAAGCACTGCTCCACAAGTACGGTCTCGGCGCGCTCTTCGCCGCTAATGTATTAGGTGCCGGGTCAATATATATCTTATCGCAGACTGGCGCCTCGGTCGGGTTCACGTTGCTCTGGGTGCTACCGCTCGCGTTCGCGGTGGACATGGTGATGCACGACATGTCGTCGCGACTCGCGGTTAGGGATCGACCCCTGATGGAGTACATCAGTGACGCGCTCCACGAGCTCACTGGGAGTACACGGATCGGCGTCGCGTATGCCATACTGATGGCGCTCGTCATGCAACTCTGGGCCGTGGCGAACTACGCCGTGGCCGGCGCCGCGTTCTCGTGGTTCACGGGTGTCAACGTGTACGTCGCGATCCTCGCCGCGTCAAGCATCGGTGTCGTGCTCGTGTTGACGCGCACGTATAACTATATCGAAGCGGTTATCAGTGCGTTGCTCGTAACCGTGTTCGTTTCCTACGCCGCGTTGTCATTCGGGTTAGACGTCAACACGGCTGAGCTCGCCCGTGGGTTCGTGCCCGGCGACGTGTCGAGCGCGACACTCGTCATCGCGATGCTCGGCACCACGATTTACTATCCGAACTTTTTTATCCAGAGCTCGATGCAACCGACAAAGGAATGGACGTCACTGAGAAAGTATCGTCGCGACAACGCGGTGGGTATCGCGTTCGCGATACTGATCTCAGTCGGGATGCTCGTCGTCGCAGCTGTCGCGCTCGAGCCCGGTGAGCTATCCCTCACAGATCCAGCGATACCGCTTGTCGACATCGTTGGCGCGTGGGCGCTTCCCGTGTTCATGGCAGCTGTGCTCGCCGCGTCGTTCACATCAGCCACTGGGACGTTATTCGGTTCGTCGTTCTCGGTGCCTCAATCGCTCGGGAAGAAAACAGTGTTCGGCGATACCGCGTTCACCATGGTCACCGTTGCGTTGATCGGTATCAGCTCGGTGCTATCCATCTTGGCGCTCGAGTTCACGGAGATGACACCTGTCCGGATGGCTATCACGATGCCAGCGTTGAACGGCGCGATCTTTCTCCCGGTGACGATCTTAGCGATGTACAACGCGACGGCGTACGAGATGGACGCGTGGCAAAAAACCGTCTCGGCGATCGCTGTCGTCGTCATGTTCGCGGGATCGATCCTCACAGCTGAGTCGCTGTTCGACACAGTGGTGAGCTTCCTATGACTGATCCGTATATTCGACAGGTACAAGAAGCCACGCACGCGTGGCGCATGGAGAAATGGCCAGATCTCACGCCGCTCGCGCAGCTCGCTGGCACCGACGTCGAGGTATCGGAGCTCCTCGAGATGGAGGTGAAGAGCGAGTATTACGACGACGACTGGGCGAGCGAGGAACGGTTCAAGGAAGAGATCGGCGACGTCATTATTTACTTGATGGGGTACTCGTCGCTCCGTGGGTTCGACGTCGACGAGTGCATCGAAGCGGCTTTAGCCAAAAATAAAAGTAGAAATTGGAGTGAACACATGGAAGCACCGAAGGGTGACGACTGATGGACTGTCCGGCATGTAATGAGTCAAGCATAGAGAGCGGAAATAACTGTTACGTCGAAGTCGAGCTCGGTAGCGAGTCCATCAGGAAACTTGTCTGTGAAGACTGCGCGGAGACGTTTAGGGACCATGTTACTAAGTGACAAAACCATCCGGGAGCACGTCGAGAACGGAAAAATAGTAGTCGAGCCTGATTATAGAGACGAGCAAATACAGCCGTGTTCATTCGACATCAGGCTCGGAGATCAGCTCTATCGCCCGGCGACGGATGCGACGAGTGTCGACGAGAATAGCCATGTACTCCAGCCAGGGGAAGCGTACATCGGACACACGCTTGATTACGTCGAGCTGCCGCTTGACGTAGCTGCGCAGTTGACTGGCCGGAGTAGTATCGGGCGTCAAGGTGTCATTATCCATAAAACTGCTGGGTGGATAGACAGTGGTTTCCGCGGCGAGATTACGCTCGAGCTCTATAATTTCAGTGAAGACTCCGTTGTTCTCGACGTCGGTAGCCGCGTCGGTCAATTAGTGTTCTTCCAACTCGACCAAGAGAGCACGGGGTACGATGGACGATTTCAAGACCAACGTGGCCCGACGGCACTGTGACTTGGTGGTGTGAACGAGTACGGGAAGTGAGTAGTGACCCGACTGGATGTCAAAGTGAAAGAAAGACTTATCATGGAGCGTGCCTTAGATCCAACCGGACAATGGACGACATCGCACCAACGGAGAAAACCAAGGAGTACAGTCAAGCGAAGACGTACGTCGTTACCGAAGCCGAGACCGAAGCAGATGCCCGACGCAGCGCGGAGACGCAATACCGCGACGAGATCGAGCACCAGTTCCTCATCAAGGACTTACAAGCCTTCGTTCGAACGCACCCAAAGGGCTACGAGGTCGCGGTCGTCGCGAGACTACAGTGATGCTCGAATACGATATCGTCGAGAACGAGTACGGTCCACAACTCGCCGTGTCGTTCCAATACGACGAACGAACAATCGAACAGATCAAGTTACTGAGCTGGGAGACGACGCATCGAACATGGTCAGAGGACCACGACGCGTGGCTCATCGACTACACCGAGCAGTCGCTCGAGGAATTCCAAGACCAAATGAACGTCGTTATCCCGCCGCGATACACGCCCAGCGAGGACCACAACGGCGTGGTTCGCGCAGTGGTTCCAAACGAATACGCGTGGTTCTTCCTTCAAGACCCGTCGAGCGAGATCGATGATTTACTCTGGCAAGAGCTCGCGTACTGGAACGACGCGTACAAGGAACACCATCAACAATGGATTCGACTCTACGATACAGACACTCATGGCGCGCCAATCGGTCTCCTCGACAAGACACGAGAGCTCGTCGAGGCGAGTGGCTACGAGTTCACAGTTACGTGGAACGGTGACCGAAAAGGCGGCGCGGTCCAGCTCGACTGGGAGTTCCCGTCGGAGCTCCGCGAATACCAGCGAGACGCGATAAACGCCGCAAAAGCGAATGACGGAGGTATCATCGCGTTACCCACTGGGACCGGGAAAACCGTCACGGCGATGAAACTCCTCGAGGAAGTGTCGCTCGAGATGGGTCGAGGTATCGTTCTCGTGCACACGCAAGAACTGCTTTATCAATGGGCGAGTGAGATCCGTGACGCGCTACGCGTGGAGCCTGGCGTGATTGGCGATGGGAACTGGAGCGAGGGCCCAGTTACGATCGCCGTGATGCAGACGTTGATGAGCCGTGGCGTGGACGAGCTCGACGAGTCGTATGGCGTCGCTGTGTTCGACGAATGTATCGCACGCAGTGAAGAAATCACGATGGCTAACGGGTCCGCGAAACCGATAGAAAACGTTAGTGTTGGAGATCGTGTTTTATCAGTTAATTCTGATGGAGGTATCGAACCGCAGCCTGTTACACACGTGTGGGATAGGGGCGAACGTAAAATTGTAAAAGTCGAAACTGACGACGGTACGATTCGATGCACGCCTGACCACGAAGTACTAACAGATAGAGGATACGTTGCTGCCGAAAACTTAAAGGCTAATGACGCATTATACATGAATACAGATGGGAGGCACGATACATGAATGCGGTCACTGCGGAGCTGAATTCTCGAATTCGTCCAAGCTGCGTAAGCATCAATGGAACGACCACGACATTTACGATAAGCAGGGCGAATTCGAGTGTCCACAGTGTGGGAAAACGTTCGACACAAAGATCAAAATGCGTAGTCACACTGCTGGCGCTCATGCGAACACTGACACGTGGACGTGTGGACGCTGTAGCAAACAGTTCGATTCAGCGTCCAAACTGCACAGTCACAGACACAGTGACCACGACATCGATAGAAAGACGCCCGAACCAACACAAGACGAATACAGATGTTCACATTGTGACGAAACATTCGAATCATACGCATCGGTCGGCGGGCACGTTGCAGCGCAACACCCGAGGGACGAAACCTATCCCTGCCCAGAATGCGATGAAACGTTTACAAGTTCGACAGCATTGGGTGGACATATTACGACTAAACATCGTGACGGATGGGATTGGTCGAAAGCAGATGACGAATGGATGGCACGAGTCGCGTCGAAAGGAGGAAAAACTGCGACGAAACTATCGGGCAAAGATAACCCGATGTATGTGCACGGTAACAGAATACGACCAGACCTGCCTAATGCACCGGCGTTGTGCGAAATTTGCGGTGACGAAGGCAACGACGTACAGGGCATATTCTGGCACCATGTCGACGGACACAAAAACGATCATTCGCAAGAAAACCTTATAGGAGTATGTACGTCATGTCACGCGACAATTCACACGAAAGCAGCATGGACAGCGAGTCAAATGTTGAAGAAGGCGCAGCCCGAGCTGTACGCGATGGCGATGCGAATCGAACTACAGTCCGTACAGTCAAAAAAGTCGGACGAGAACGTGTCTACGACATCGAAGTAAAAAACAATCACAACTTCTTTGTTGATAATATCTTGACAAAAAACTGTCACAGGACATCAGCGGCGGACACAATGCACGACATCGGGATGGATTTAAACGTCGCGATGCGTGTCGGGCTCAGCGCTACCCCGTGGCGCCGTATCGAGGGCGAGGAGCTCAAGATCGAGGGCGCGGTTGGCGGCGAGGCGCACTCCGTTACCGCCGAGGAAATGATCGACGCCGGGTATCTCTCAGAACCGCGATTCGACGTCATCGACCCTCGAGACTACGGTCGTGTCGACACCGCTAATACAGGTGAAGCGTATCACGACGCGTACCGTCGCTGTATCAGTCTCACCGCGACGAGGAACCGCGCGGTCGCGGCGAAAACCGCTGAGCTCGCCAACCTGGGGTACCAAGTGTTGGTTAACGTGGATCGTATCAAGCACGGGCGTCTCCTCGAGTACGCACTGAACCGAGACGTCGATCCTATTGACGCCGTTGACTTCGACGACGCGCAATCGAGGCGCGAGTTCATCAGCGCGTTGCAAGCGACGAGTCGAGTCGCTGATACGAACGCCGAGTTCATGCACGGCGCTGACACCACTAAGATCCGTCAGGATACACTCGACGAGTTCCAAAACGGTGACCTCGATATCCTCGTCTCGACGCTATTAAGGGAGGGCGTCGATATCCCGAACATTAGCGCTATCGTTCTCGCGCAAGCAGGGAAAAGCGACGTCAAGCAAATCCAGGTCATCGGGCGAGCGCTACGACCGAAGAACGGTGACCACGCTCGTATCGTGGACGTGAACGATACTGGTCGATACTTTCGCAGTCAATTCGAGAAGCGCGTAACCGCGATGCGGGAATACTATGGAGAGTATGGGCCGTCTTTGAGTGACTTCGATATCGAGCCGCCATCGGACGATGAACCACCCGAGTCGCGGAGCTTAACTGACGAGCCACCGGAGTCGTTCGAGGACCTCTATGATAACTGACAGAGAAAGACTTATACCGTTACGTGTTTAACTTACACTCGATGCGAGGTAGGACAGCTAGGCTACTCCGCACGGCTCATGCCCGTGAAACCGATGGTTCGAGTCCATCCCTCGCAACTGCCCGGCAACCGTGTCAGTTACTTCGAAAGCTCCCGAACACCCTGACACGGATTCACCCGGGCTTATGGGAACGACGAAGGGTTCGAGTCCCTCCGTTCTCACTTGCCGGAGCGAAAACAGCTCGCCGTCCCGGAAGGGACACATCCAGTGACCGCGTGCCGTCGTGCGGACCTGGAGGACTCGCGGGCACACGACGGGCTCCGGCGCACTCGGCAAGGGAACCGGTTACTTCGCATCTAGCGCGAGTGACTCGCGTTCGAATCGCGACTTGTCGTGCACAGCACGGCAACGTGGTCTAACACGGCATAAGACACTAACACCCGGTTCCCACTCATCCGAGGTACATACCAATGAACGATTTCAACGTCGAGGTCAAGAAAGACGACGAGCCACGATTACACGTCCCGAGCGACGCGAGATCCGAGCTCAGCGAGGACGACGTAGCGTCCATCGAGCGTCAAGCGATGGATCGATTCGGCGTCGAGACCATCCCGGAGCTCATCGTCACGACGGAGAAAACCATCGAGGAAGAATACGTTCTTGGGACAGTCGAAGTCGTCGAGGACGGCGTCGTGTTCACCGCGGAGGACGAGAGGTTCTAACCATGGACTTGAACTCGTCTAAAACAGAAGCGCGGAACCTCGCTGGTGGCCATAGCCACGAGATCAGTGACCCACGTGAAGCGCTTCGAATGGTCACGATTACTAACTTACTCGAGGACACGTACTACGAGGACGACTCGGAGTCGCTCGAGAAACTCGTCGAGCGCTTCCAAGCAGCTGCGAACGTGGATCCCGAGTTCCCGTTGCGACTCGCTGCGTGGGCGCGACGAGACGCATACGTTCGAGACGTCCCGCAAGTATTACTCGTGCTCAGCGCGCGCCACGACGACGCGAAGCACTACGTTCGACGATACGCGAGCCACGTGATCGATCGAGCTGACGAGCTCTGCACGACGCTCGCGTTTAACAACACCGTTGCTGGTGACGGTCCGGGTGATTTCTCCGCGACGGTTCCATGGGTCTTGAAACGAGCCATCGCTGACGTGATCGAGGACGCGTCGTTCGACGCGTACCAGTACGCGAAGTACCGACAAGGGCACCGAGCGGTCTCGATGCACGACGTGTTCAACCAAGTGCACCCATATGGGTACGAGGACAGTCCAGAACCGGTCGAGGAACAGTCTGAGATCGCGAATAGGATAACCAAGGGAGGGAAGGACGCGTATCCAGACGTACAGTCTCTCAGCCAGAGACGTACGTGGGAAGACACCATCAGTGCAGCTGGGCAAGACGGCGACGTCACGGCTAATGACTGGCGTCTCGTACTCGACGACATGGGGTTATTCGCTCGGGTCCGGAACTTACGGAACATGCTCGAAGCCGGGCTGACTGGTGAAGAAATCCTCGAGGACGCGAGCGACGAGTGGATCCGGAACAGTCAACTATACCCGTTCAGGTTCTACCAAGCGCGGAAAGCACTCAAGGGCGCTGTTGAGATGGATCGCTACGCGCACCAGTGGCTCGAGAACGCGGTGAACGTCGCGTGTGAAACCGTGCCAGACGAGCTCGTACACACAGCGACGCTCGTGGACCTGTCGGGCTCGATGCAACAACGGGTGTCGAACCGGAGTGACCTCAGTCGCGTCGAGATCGCGGCGTTGTTCGGCGCGATGCTCGGTCAGAGACGCTCGGATGTCATCGCGTTCGCTGATACAGCGACTCGTGTCCCCGTTGACCCGCTCGAGAACAGTGTGCTCTCGTTGCAAGAAGCGATCGTGTCCACGGATGTCGGGAGTAGCACGTTCGCTCACAAGGCGCTCGAGTTCATCGCGGACGAGTCTACTGATGGGGAAGTCGTTCCTGATAGAGTCGTGGTGTTCACTGATTTCCAGATCTGGGAGAGACAGCGGTACGGTAACGACCCGAACGCGTTCCGTGGTGCGTGGGAGAGGCTTCGCGAGATGCACTCCGAGGAACCGTACTTGTACATCGTGGACTTGGCGAGTTACGGCGAGATCAAGTTCCCAGAGAACTATCCGGGCGTCACGAGACTGCAGGGATGGAACGACGGCGTGTTGGATTATATCTGGCACGCCGAGAACAGTTTACTAGACGACATTCAAGCATACGAGCCATGAACCTATACCAGTTACTACGAGCGCTGCTCGAACGGTTCAGGCGCACTGATAGCGGCGACCAGACCGACACTAGTAGTGACCAGGACGTCGAAGAGACGCGTGACACTGAGAGTGACGTTAACGAGACTGAAGACCCTCCAGTCGAGGAGCACACGCCACCCAGCGACGACGACGAAGAAGAGACGGAGGACGTGAATCGCTCGAGCGACGAGTCGCTCGACATCACGTGGCCACCGAACCCGTGCGTGGACCCGCCGCATCGCGGCGTTGGCGACGAGACCATCGAGGTACGACTGTATTGGCGCGTCGGCGACGCGCTCGGCGAGTGGGCGTGCAAGATGGCGAAGCCCTACGTCGAGTACTGTTACGAGGAAGCTTGGGGCGAGGGCTACGAAGTCGACTGCGTCATCCACCCCGAACCGTTACCGATCGATAAAGACTCTCGTGACCATCACGGATCGTGGTTCGTCGCGTTCAAAGAGTACTACTGGCACCAATTAACGTCGGAGAACCGAGCGAAGCACGCGAACGCGCTCATCGGTCACCTTCCCGGGGTGTACGGGGAGGGCGGTGGGCACTACTGCGTCGTGAACCTCCACAAGCTCGATGGTCCAGTCGACCACGAGCCATGGAGAGACGACGCGTGTATCCGTGAACGGCACTACGGCGGGCTCGGGTACTCGATTAACTCGACGCTACACGAGATCGGGCATTGTCTCGGGTTGTCCCACGACAACCACGAGCCCGATCAAGACGACTTCGTCGAGGCCTATGGGTATTCACACGTCACCGTGATGAATAACAGTTATCACACTGGGAATGGCCAGATTCATATCTTGAGCGATCGAGTCCGTGGCAGGGAACCCGATTTGTCGTACTAGATGTCGATGGTGTGTCGACAGTTCGGGTAGTTCGAGCACCCCCAGAACTCGCCGTGCTCGGATTCGCGACGAGCCATCCACGCTTCGCACTCGTCGCATCGCGGGTTGATGGCTTCTCTCCAGTTGAGCGCCATGTCTTGGATTTTGGGACGGAGGTTGCTCCGCCACGACTCGATCCTAAGTGTTTTTCTGCGCCCGGAAACTGGGCGGTCGTCCTCGAGGCTCCACACGACGTTTCGGATCGCGTCGTCCCCGCGGTCCCGAGCGCTCCCGTTTTGGAGCGTCGAGAACACTCGGAGCTCGAGGTCGTTCGCTGGGAGATCGATGGAGTAAACGACCTCGTTGACATCGTCCATGTCGACCTCCTCGAATTGAGCGAAGTCCTCGAGGAACTCCTCGAATTCGTCCTGTGCGATGTTGGTGTAGCGTCCCGCCTGTGATCGTGCCATCCGTGGGACCTCTATTTAGACTAATGGCTGGTATCACAATAAGTCTTTCTCTTTTTATTATAGACCGTGCGCGCAAAGCAACGCTTTTTATCTTTCAAACACTACCTTCTACACGTCAAAAAAGGTACTGACATCACATGAACGAACAACAGATCTGGGAGACACTCAGAGACGAGCCATTCGGCGTCGAGTGGAGCGCTTGGTGCCACCCAGAGACGCTACGCGACCTGCGCGACGACTGCCAATCGCTACGCGATAAAGACGACCCGATACCACACGTCCCAGACGACCACCCGCCCGCGTCACCCGAACTCGTCGAGTGGGAGTCGACGAGCGATTACCTCGACGTCGACGTCACGGATACCACGTGGCGATGGACCATGGATTACAGCGATCGCGACGTCGCGACGCGTGCACAGTTCAATTACCGAGTCCCTCACAGGGATTTACTCGAGATGGACGAGGACCACGTCATGGGGGCGATGAACGCGTTCGCGGAGCGAGCGATCGACACAGTGAACTCGACCGAGACACACGAACTCACAGGATGGTTCACGAATCACGGTGAGAGCGCCGAGCCACGCGTAGCGACGAAGCCTACTACCGGTGAGATCACGGAGACGTTCGAAGACGTGCATAAACCCGTTGGAGAAAAAACCATCACGTACGGTGATTTATCCATGCAACCGCGGAGCGTGCCACGATGTCGCTAGACGCGCTCCGCGCGTTCAGGAAGCGATTCTTTACGAAACCCCGGCCCTCCGGGAGGTACTTCCTCGCCGACGCCACTGTGAGCGACGTGACGCGCGCCCTCGGGGCACAGTCGTTCGCGCCGAACTGGGAGTACAGTTACAACTATCGCGGTGAAGACGTCAACCTCGCGAGAGTAGTCTACGAGGAACACCGCGGCGTCGAGTGGTGGCAAACACACGTCAGGGGGTGGATCGCTGACGACGGCGTCGAGCTCAGCGCGCACTGGGAACCCGAGCCCACCGAGCATCCCACGGCGCATCTCGATGGTGACGCGTGTACCGTCACCCGCGGCGAAGCGGAGCTACGCGCCGTGCTTGACGCGATCGAGTACACGGAGTTTATTTGGGACGAGACTCGATCACTCTGATAGGCATCTCTTTCATCGATCGACCGGAGCCGCGTTTGCGCATTAGCTCGATGTTCTCTTGATAGGTTAACTCGGGATCTACGCGCGACGTCCAATCCTGGACCTCGTAGTGCACCGCGGCGGCTTTCACGCACTGCCAGGACATCACGGGTTTCTCGCGTCGCTCCGTGTATTGGTTCCCGAGTGGGAGTCGTGATTGTTCGTGCTCGGTGAGCCTGGCTTGACCGAGCGCTGGTTCGCGTCGCCGTTTCACATGTCTGTTAGTTCCTTGAATAGCCGAGCTGCGCGGCGCCAGTCGTGTTCTTGCGCGTCGCCCTTGGTCCGGGCTAGCTGGAGTGTTTCCTCGCTGAATAACTCGATGAATTGGTCTTTCGCGATCTCGCGAGCGTGGTGCTCGGGCACGAGCTCGTCGGTGACGTCTTGCATTATCGCTGTGACGAGTGATTCGTGGAACGACGCCATCCCGTCGATGATGGCTTGTTCGCCGGTCTCGGTTAATCGGTACCATCGCAGCGAGCCGGGTTTGTCGTAGGTATCGGTGTACACGAGCTCGAGCGAGCCTTCGTCGCGGGCTTGCCTGAGTGCCTTTGAGACCTGCTGTCGAGATAAGTCTATCTCGATGTCTCGATGCGTGAATTCGTTCTCCATGTCGCTTATTTGCTGTACTATTTTGAGCCGTGAATCGTGGCGTCCGCGGCCGTGTGCTGACGCGAGCGGGTTGAACGCTTGCACGGATATTGGTAGGGCTCGAACCGTGATAAACTTACCTCTTTCGCTTGTTTCCAACGAGGGTAGTCGCGTAGAGCCTTTGTTTACACTATTCCGAAACTGTCTCGCTGCCTTGTTACCGAGCAAGACAGCTTGAATAAAAATCGACGTGTTAACAGATGAAAACAAGTCTTACTGTCTTACAGCGACGACAGGAAAACGGTGTTGCTTACTATAATAAGAACAACACCAATCCAATTGAAGCCAATACCCTCCCGTCTCACATACCGATACAACAGAGCAAGAACGCACTCACATACCGTTCCAAGACGCGATTCCCGGCGCTTCAAGCACGGACGTACTGCTTCGCCGCCGTCACGTAGCTCGCTGCCCGCCACGTAGCTCGCTGCCCGCCACGTAGCTCGCTGCCCGCTGAACCAGCCATAGCCTTGCAACACTGCCCAAGCCCGCCTCCGTTCAGTGCGGTTTGGTTCTTGATGGTTCTGTTGCGCGCTGATGGGTGGGTGTCGCCACGCGGTGCGGTATGTGTAAGAGTAAGACTTATTGTGATACCGGCCATTAGTCTAAATGGAAAAGAGGTCCCATGTATTACGACTACTCCCACGGCATGGAAATCGAGCAAGATCCCGACCAAGCGCCGCGAGACGTCGTGCAAGGCGACGACTGGCACAGGGACGGTAGCGGTCCCCAAGAAACCGATTACGGCGCGTACAACCAAGTCAAATCCATTCTCAACGCGTTCAAGGACGACTGCGACGGCTCGACGTGGACGTGGCACAACGAGACCACTGGTGGCGCTGGGTGCGGGAGCCACGTTCATCTCAACGTCGGCTCGGATTTCGACGACGAGCTCCAAGCCTGGACCATCACGCACAACACCGTCATCGAGCTCGCGCCATTCATGCTCCCGTTGTTCTGCGCGGACTGGACCAACGGCTATAGGGACTCAGTCGCTCGATGGGCGAGCCCCACGACGACGCGGTACTCGCAGGACACACTGCAATCGATGGTCTCCAACCCTCGGAGTCAATCACGGAGCTACGACGCCGTCACGATGAACGGCGCGGATTACTCCGGGAAACCGCTCACGCTCGAGCTCCGGATGAACGAGGCGCACCCGGCTCGAGCCATCGTGGGGTTGTTGTTCCTCCGGAGGGTCGCGGGGCGCTGCGTGGAGAAGGGATGGTCACCCAAACTCGCTGGGGATCGCTCCAGGGTCATCGCGGAGATCTACGACGCGGCGTACGACGCGAACGACCCGATCGAGGCGCTCCGCGACGCGGGGTCCATTGAATTCGAGGACGGGCGCGGGATCCCCGGGGTCGGCGAGGAGTTCGACAACGCGCTCGAGGTGCTTCGAGCGATCCTCGGGTCGATGGGCACGGATCACGGGAATTACAAGGATCGCGTCAAAGCGTTCACGATGGCTCGGATCGACGGGAGACACGAGTCGGGCCCGGAGGACTTGGGTCGCGAAGCGTGGAGGGTCGACGAGGGCTCTCGGTTTTGGAGCATGGTGGACGACCGGCGCTGGGACGAGGTGTAGCGCTCCTCGAGGTATTCGCAGCGGTCTCGACGCGGTTTTCGAGCTGTGAACAGCTGAGATATCGGTGTTTGAGACCGGGTTTCGCGCTCGAAGCTGCTGTAGCGGTGTTTGGAGCGTGTTTAGCATGGGGGTAACGCTGCTCGAAGCGGCGCGCAGTACGCCTCGGTGGTTCGCGAGACGATGAGTCACTGCTGTTCGCCCTGCTCACACAGCCATGTCAGTGTGTAAGAGTAAGACTTATGGCGTTACGGGCCTTACGTGTACATGGAAGGCAGCTGGTTCGATCCCAGCCGCTCACCTGGCTGAAGCGCGAAGGACAGGTGACGTGCCCGAACAGGGGCGCCGTGGCGATTAACTGTCACGCACCACACCCTTCCTCACACGCTCCCCTT